TACAGCATTTAAGACTAAGGTCAAAGGTATAACTAATTTATTTAACCCATGGGTGTCAACACGTTACGGCTTTGCAGACCTTGAAGCTAAAACTGGTGTTGCAGGATTACATAAAACTGCTAAGAACTTTATGTATAAGACTGGTAAGGTAGCTTATGATAGTAGTGTACGTATTAATAAAATGTTTGAAGATAACGGTATAGACCCCAGCAAGTTAGCTGACGACCCTGAAACAGTTAAACAAGTAGTAGCATGGCTTTATGAATCAAATGACGCTGAACGTGAAAAGATAGCTAGTAACATGTCTGAATATGCCTTAAGGGTAGCTAAGGTAGTAAATGATGAGCTTCAAGGGGAGACAGCTACTAATATCCGTATTGCAAGGTGGATGATGTGGCGCACTATACCAAGGGCTACACTTGATGAGTACTTACAACTATATCACAGAGTTACCAAAAATAAAGCTTCCAGGGAAGATTTTAAACGTTATGGTAAATTGCAGGGATACTTTGAGTCTATACTACCCCCAGACCTAAAGCCTGAATATGGCGTAGCCAAAAGAGGTAAAGATGCACCATTAATAAAGAGAGGGCTTACACTACAAGAAGCTAAAGATTTCGTAAGTAAAGACAAGAAAGCATTTAAGATAATGCAACTTACATCAGGCATAGAAGAACTGGTAGAAGCTGATAATATCTATGAAGCCTATGGCTTGGAAGGACTTAAAGAACACTTAAGTAAGAAGACTTGGGGTACTAGAAAACACTACTATATGAGTAGCTTAGAGCTCGATGATGCACTAGAGCAATTTGTTAATAATGTTGCTAACCCTGGTGTACTAGGCAAACATACTACCCCATCAGCACGTCCTGGTACTAAAATGCGGGAAGCACATACACGAGTTAATAAAGGAATACCTAAAGAAGCTGAAACATTCTTGCCCGACTTATATAATCATATACAGCGTGCAGCTATTATAGCCGACTCTGGTCTTGATATGATTAAACTATCTGATATGTTCTTAGCTGCAATGCCTAAAACCAGAGATGCCAATAGTCAAATACGTACCTTCAAAAGATTTGTTATGAACGCTATGGGGTTTGATGAGTCCGCTCCAATAGCTGTTAAGACTGTAGAGCGTGTTAATAGGTTTTTCTGGCGTACTTACCCATTCGCTATTAGCAGACCATTATGGTACACATTTAGAAACCTTACACAAAATATAATGGCAGTAGGGCAACTTAATACTCCAGAGGTATTAAAAAGCATATTCCAGTTATCTGCATCAGGTACTAGCGATATGCTTAAACGCCATTTCTCTGCTAACTTTAAATCAGTTATATCACAGAAGTTGCCTATCTTCAGGCACTTTATGATGATGGAACATGATGTAGTTGACAAGAAGTACAAACGTAAAATGATAAGATTGCTTGATACATTAGGGCAAGTAATACCATTCTCTGATGAAGTTAACCGTATATTGCTATTCCCTGTTGTGCATAACATAGCTGAACGTAATGTATCTGCATATAAAGACGGTAAGATTGATTTTGACACACTCGCACGTAAGACGTCGCTTAATAACTTGCACCCTCAAGAGATATTAGATATTCAGGATTTACTTAGAGATGGGAAATATGACGAGGCTATATATGAAATATCAGCGGCTAAGGTAGCTAATACACACTTTAGATATAGGACTGCTGAACGTGCAGGTATTGAACAGCATAGAACTGCAAGACCATTAACAGGACTTTATAACTGGCCTAGAGGGTTAGTTGAAGCTACATATTACAATGGTGTTAAGCCATTTGTAGTAGGTATGCAAACTAAGAACTACGGTATGGCATTTAGCGGATTAATGAGTATTACCAAGCTGTTGTCAAGTATGTTTGTAGCAAGAGAACTACTTAAAAAGATACTTGGGAAGAAAGATGAATATGGTGCATATGATACATTTAATACTATATTCGGGTACTCTCCTGGAAGCGCTGGATTAAATTTAGCAATGGATATATTCGAAGACTTTAAAAGAGCGCATGATTATGCCAGAGATGGCGATATAGATAAAGCCTTTTATACCTTAATAGATAGAGCTGCATATCACTTACCACTAGTAGCAGATGCGATAAATGTATACGAAGCTACACATGATAGACGTGGCGTAAAGATGATGAGGCTTCTTGACGCCAAATTACGTAAGGCTGCTAAAGAACCTGGTAAATCTGTTAAACGTACTACAGTTGAGAAATGGCAGCATATGCTATTTGGTACTGAGGAAATATCACAGAGTGAGACTAAGCGTAAAGAGGAAGAAAAGAAAGTACGTGAGCTTATTAGCTTTTATACCAAGATGGGCATAGAACCACCTATGCACCTTAAGATGAAGTTATCAGTGCAAGATAGATTTGATGTTGATAGACTTATAGAAAAGATTAAAAGTGGTAACTCTTAAAATAATTCTGTACTCCCATTATATGTACTTTTATGTTTAATCATTTTATCAAGTAAACGTCTATATATACCATATGGTAAATTGTCACGCATCCATACAAATATCTTTTCCGCTTGTCTATCTAGGAATGCGGGGTTAGTAAGCTGCTCATAGGTGCTTGCCTCTACATGGATATGAATATGGAGGTCTCGTGATGGTGTAGGGCACTCACCCTTGTTATAGCCATATCTATAAGCTATATCTTTTGGCAGCTTACATAGTCCCGCAATAACTAATTCATTTCTATTTTCTGTGCTATTTAACATAAATCCTTACTTACTTTTGTTTTATCGGCCTAATTACTTTATATGGCTTGGTAGATTTAGTTGCCTTGTTAATACATTCATTTACTGTTTCTGCCGGAATTCCCTTCCTAGCAAGTTCCATAATTAATGCATCTTTATCTAAGTGACTACTTGATTGCTCCGCTGCGGTAAACAAGTTTGGTACTATAAGAGAATCATAGCCTAGTTTATCCATTAATACGCTAATAGATTTCTTATATTCTTTTTTAAGCTCATTATATTCTTTCTCTTTATCCGAAGCAGCCTTATATTTCTCATACAGTCTTTCAAATTCTGTACGGTCAGTATCTTTTACTTCTTGTAATCCGCTGTTCATATCCTGTTACCTCCATTATGTTAATCTTTATATACACCGTATCTTACCATGTAGGCTAATCGTTCTGCACGCTTGCCTACCTGTTTGTGCCATTTACTATCTAGCATTTCCATAGCTGCCATATCATAGTCTTTGTTTTTAAGATACTCAAGCATTCTCTTAAATGACTTTATACGTGTTCCAAGATTAAAAGCCATATTAATAAATGCTTCTTGTCGTACATTATTAAGCTCACCCCAATGTGGTATTATATCTTTAGCTGTAAGGTATGCCTTGTATACATCGTTATATAGCATAAACTCAGCCTCACGCTGTGTGATTCCATTATCCTCTAAATTACGTCCATACCCTATTGTAGTCTTGCCTACTATATCTTTGTATGGAAATCTCTCAAATCCTTCATCTTCCATGATAGTATTGTATAGCCGTTTACTACCAAGGTATTTTGTTGTATACACTATCGTATCTACATCCATTATGCCCCTCCTATATTATTATAATGTTATTACTGCTTCATATGTCTTACCATTTTTTACTATAGTTACTGTACTACTATTATACTTGATAGTTCCAGTAGGCTCTCCTCTTCCGTCCAGGTCTCCTGTAAATACTAGCTTGCTGTATGGGTTAATAGTGTCGAGTATTTTGAGTGTTTTACTTGACTTACCATCATTATTAGTTCCTATATCAGGGTCTATAGTAGTTCCTTCTATCCAGTCAACTCGTTGGTTCAATATTAATGATACATCATGTATTGGGTTTGCTGTATTATTATATACTGTACATCTGAACGTGTCGTAAATATCTGTTATTTCTATAGTTACCTTGATGTATTGTTCCTGTTTTATTTTGCTTGCTGACCGTAATACAGGTGATGATGGAGTGCCAAATACTACTATTATTGGCTTTTGTTTAATTACTACATGCACTATATTACTATATTTAGACTCATTATTGGGGTTAATAGCAGTCATTGCAAAATATGCAATTGAGTCTTGCGTATTATAAGTAATTGTATATGCAGTATCCTGTCTTGGAATACTATCCTGTAATAAACTATAGCTTCCATTACGTACTTCATATATTCTGAAATGTGTAACTGATGAATCTGCCTTATAATGTTCAGGAGTATCTGTACGTTCAATATATTTATCCCAATTAAACTGTATAGATACCTGGCTATATAATGGCAGATACAGCATTAATAGTATTAATAGCTTACGTATCATTTCTTGTTCTCCTTACTATTCTTTTTAGCTATAAAACACTTTGGTTTAACAGACCCAAAACTTGCTATAGGCAAGCCTGCTTTTTCTGCTTCTTTCTCAACACGTTTAGTGAGTGCCGGCCTATCGCAAATGCTGGCATCTGCACATTCTTTCCAATAATTGCAGAATGTTACGTCTTTATAGCATATCATTTTGTTGTCCTCCTGTTTACGCTTCCAACCCCACATAAATATAATATCATCGGCTAACCTATTTAGAAACTTATTGGCTCTGCTGTATTGGCCGTCTGTAAGTATTCGTGTAGTTTCCTTGTTGTCTCTTAAGTATTTAACGAGCCAATGCCTGAACACATGCTCAGTAGTGCTATCCCATTCATGTAATAAGAACCAATCTTTGCCTTGAGAGAAGTCTATCGTATTGGGGTCAATGCCTACCATACTGCATTGCTTAGCTATTATTGGTTGTAATACAGACGGCTTTATATCTTTAAACTTCATCATTAAGTACCACCCCCTCTCGTTTCTTTAAGCAATTTATGCTTTTCTCTCTTAAGCCACTTCTTATAAGCCTTATTTGTTCTAAAGCCGGCTAGCTTTGCTGCTAATCTCCTAGCCCTTCTGTATGGATTTACTAGCTCTCTAACATTAGTACTCATAATGCCCCTCCTTGTTATCCTAGGTCTATCCACGATTTTGCTATTGCTATATCCACCTTCATAGGCACTTTTAAGTTATAGCAACTTTCCATAGTACTCTGTATTAACATGCTAGCTTCGTCAATATGCTCGTCCTGTACCTCAAATATGAGCTCATCATGTATCTGCATTATTGGCCTCATATAACCTACTGACTGGTATATTGGTGTTAAATCATTCATAGCTATCTTAAGTATTCCTCCTGCTCCAGATTGTATTGGTGTATTCCTGCAATATCTTACTCCTTGCTCGTATATTCTTGGGTCCTGTGAATATATCTCAGGTATATACCGTATTCTGCCAAACATGTCTCTCACATATCCGTACCTCTTAGCATAATATACAACATTTTTCATATACAATGCAACACCTTTATACAAGTCGAACCATTCTTTTATCAGATTTTCGCATTCAGCTTCAGACCAGTCTTTAAGTCTAGCTGCAAGCCCTTTGCCTGTTATACCATATAATACGCCAAAGCCTACTGCTTTAGCAGGCTTACGGTGTTTCTTATCATCAAGCTGTTGTAAGGGAATCCCGAATATCTTACTTGCAGTATATGCATGTATGTCCTCGCCATTTATAAATAACTGTATTAACTTCTCATCATTAGACACATGAGCTGCAACACGCATTTCTATTTGTGAATAGTCAGCACCTATTAATGAGTACCCTTCAGGAGCTACGAACGCACCACGTATAGCTAATCCTCTTTTAGTACGTACTGGAATATTCTGCAAGTTAGGGTTCTTACTTGCTAATCTGCCTGTAGCAGTACGTGTAATAGTAAGCTCAGTATGTAATCTGCTACTATCATCTATCTTATATTGTAATGGAGTAGTATATGTAGACACTAGTTTATCTATCTCCCTGTATTTTAATATCTTAGCTACTACAGGATGCCTGTCTGTTTCTGCACGTAAGTATTTATCTTCTGTAGAATGTTTGCCGCTACCCCATAACTTTAAGTCTTGCAGTAGTTTACGTACTTGGTCACTTGAATTAGGATTAATTATTCTACCTGCTGAGCTTTCTATATCAAGTAGTATACTATACATCTCACTACGATACTCGTCGTCAAGGGTTTTTAATACTTCCAAATCTATTAAGAAACCGGTATTAATCATGTCAGATACCATCTCAATGATGCCTAAGTCAATACGTAATATGTTATTAAGGTCTAACTTGTCTATCTTAGCACTCAATATTTTGTGTACTTGGTAGGTAACTATAGCGTCAAGACAGGCATAATGTATAGCATTATTAATGTCAATATCGCTTAAATCGCCAATAGGCATTTCACCTAGCTCCCGCTCAACTACAATACGTTCTGCCAACTTGATATTATGCCACCTATCATATGGATTTGCTCCCTTACTAAATACATCATGCAAGATACGTATTGCTTTTTTCTGTATATTCTGTGGTTGCTTATAACGTATCTCACCATTCTTAGTAATTTCCATTATTTTGTCTGCATTAGGCCATTCCCTGTTAGCTACCTCGCTAAGATAGTTAACTGCTTTGTCAAATGTAGCTGGTGTAATAGTATCCATGTATGAATCCATTTTGATATTAAGTAGCCTGTATGCTAAATCTTTAAGGCCTTGAGGTTCTGTCTGTAACAAGTATGCCATGACCATAGTATCTGTAAACTTCTTTGGGAATATACCTACTGAATGTAAGTACGGTAAATCGGCAAGAGCATTATGCATTATTATAGTGCCATCATAATTATTAAGGTAGTCTCTGGTAACTTCAAGTACCTCAGTATTGTTAACTAGTATGAAGGCAGCATCTTTACCATCTAATGTAATCTGAATAGACCATAACTTGTTATTCATAAACTCAGTATCAAGAGCCATAAAATCGCCTGTATGAGACGTTTTATATTTACTGAAGTTTTCTAAGCCTCCTATACTGCTAACGTGGAGTTCGTTGAATCTAGCCCTGTCTATGGACGTTCTGGGTACTAATTTGCCGTCCAATACGTCTCTTATAGCAGCATAGTCATTACGTGTATGCTGCAAGAAGCGGGTAGAACCGTGAAGACTAGCTGCAGGATGATATACAGGGATTATTATTCTACCACCTTTAAGCCAGGGAATGCCATGGTCTAATACCATTTTCACTTCACGGCCCAGAAGTTCTGAAGCTGCAAGACGGCCTACTGCCACTATTACTTTAGGGTTGACCGTGTTAATTTCATATAGTAGTCTAGGACGGCAGCAAGTTATCTCCTCTGAGCTAGGGTCTCTATTATCCGGCGGATGGCACATAACTATGTTAGTAAGGTAGCAGTCTGACTCATCTATACCTACCTTCAAGAGGAATTGAGCTTGGTCTCTGCCAGAGTCCCCTACAAAAGGTATTCCCATGTTAGCTTCCTGACGGCCTGGAGCTTCGCCTATTATCATAATGTCGGCATTAGGGTTGCCTCTTGGGTTAATACGTTTCCTATCGTGTAATGTGCATATATTGCACTTAGGATTCATTATTAGTATCCTCCCCGCTGCTATTATATAGTATCTTACATACTAAATTATAGTCTTCTACTATGTCGCTAACACGGTCAACAAATTCTAATATATCTTCTGGACTATCGCCAGCAAATCTGTTACCATGTTCTCTAAGCAACGCTATAGATGTTAACAATAAATCTATGAGTCTTTCTTTCGGCAACTCCATTAAACTGTTAGCCTTCATTGTTAAGCTCCTCCACTATTCTACGTGCTATCCCTTTACCAATACCTGGTATCTGCATATATTCATATACAGAAGCAGTTATTAAGGCTAATGGGGTCTTGAAATGTTTGGCTATCTCCATAGCTTTCTTAGCCCCTATACCAGGTAGTTGTAATGCTATACGGTAAGTCATTGGCTGCCTCGTTAACTGTATAGGTTGTATATCTTTAACATCTGCACTAGTATGTTCTTCCAGATTCTTTGATGTCCACCAATGGTGCAAGCTAATAAGATAACGTGCTGTCTCTGTCTTGCTAGTTGTACGGATTACTATAACGTTTTTAGTAACTGACAATGTATTAAGTACCCCTACTATACGGTTGACCTTGTATGTTGTTTTACCGTAGCGTAAAGGTTGCCATGACTTACCTACTCTATGCATCATGTCACCAGTATGAAGGTCATATTTGAACATACCTTCTAGTACTATATATACTGTATTGTAGCTGTTAAGCAGGCCAGGGAGTTGATGATTAATAAGACGGCCTGAATTAATAGACTGTATAAAGTCAGATAAGGTTTTACGTTCTATACCTACTAAATGAGGTACTCCATTATAACCCTTGCCGTCTATCATAAAGTCTGCATATTCTAAGAAATCTACCTTACATATTGCTTTAGGTAGTAACTTAGCAAACTCGACTGAGCCTACCCTGCTGTCTATAGTAATCATTACTGCCAATCCTCTGGTGATGTATCTGGGAATACTAATGACGCAAGCATAGGGAACGAACACAGTTCACCAGATAATATTTCACCTTCAAGAGTTGGGTCTTTCCTTGATTTTATTACTTTGATAGAGAAGTCGTTATCTTCATTTTTGAAGTGCTTTACTTCTACTTGTACAAGGAAGCCAGTATCTTTGTATCCGGCCCTTACATATAAGCCTGTTGCCCTGTCATTAATATACTCAGGTTTTACCTTACTTATTAAGATGACGTTCTTGTCAAACTGTAAGGCTTCATGTATCATAGCATTCATTTGGCTATTAACCTTAGAGTAATAAAAGGGTAATACCTTTTCTAGTTTGCCAAACTCTGCTAACCGAACAAGGTCATACATTTCAGTCCATGTATCGCAGACTATTGTACGTAACTTCTCGGTATGTAGTGCATCGTAGAAGTCGTCTTTGGCGTTGTTCCATACCCGAATATACTCATCAGTATCACCTATATCCTTATTGAAGATATAGTCTTGGTACATTATTACTTTATCACTGAATTTATCTACTATTCCTTCAAGCCCCATATCAATATTAAGTACTGCGATTGGCCCTGGCGCAGTCAAAGCAAAATGTGTTTTACCTTTGCCTTCTTGCCCTATAGAACTCATAACTAATCTGCGTTTTACTTCAATATCGCTTGCTTTACTGAACCTGCTCATTATGTCTGACATGTTCTCCTCCTTTATTACTGTTGAATTTAATTGTATTAATGATATCAAGTATATCCTTTTTAAGTTCGTCTTTGACGTCTATTGTGGCGTTACGTACTTTATGTAACATATTAGGCGTAATTTGCTTAGTTATATATATCTGAATCATAGTATTACGGGTTGGTATAATAATGCTAAGTAGCACAAATGCCATAGATATTATAAACGCCTTTACTACTTTATTACCATTAAAGGAGCTACTTCCGTCATAATAGTCTTCTAACCAATTATATAACCAAGAGATTAGTGCGATTACACCCGCTATAGTACTTGGCACAAGTATAAAATATCTAACCAATGGTACTACTTGTAATAAATATATAAAAAGCGGGCTTACAATAGGGTCATCCATTACAGTTTCTCCTTATAATTATTTAGGTTATTCTTTCTGACTATTGTTGTTACGATTTTTCTCGCATAGCTTTATATAGTAGTCTGGCTGCTCTCCACAATATGGACTACAACACCCAATAGGTATAAACCCCTCTTGTGATAACCGCATAAACTTATCATCATGTTTAGTTACCATACTTAAATCCAATAGTGGGTGTCCACAATATGGGCATAGTGGCAATAATGGTTTCATTCTTTTGCCTCCTCGTCATTACACTCAAACATATTATGTTGTTTGGCATAATTGACTATCATTTCCCAGTTGTCTTTAAGCTCTTGCTCTCCAAACTGAATACGATATACTCTGTATATACGTTTATATGGTCTAGTGTAGTCCCCGTTGTAATGTAGTACGTGAAACTCAGCAGTATCAGTACCTACCGCATAACAGTAAGATGATGTTTGTAATAACCAACGCTGTACATCAAGAGGGGACTTATTAGATGATATAGATGTAAATTTGTATTCCTCTACTATTAGCTTGTTGCCATCAAACTTTATACCGTCAGGGGATAGTGCTATACCATCAACTATAAGTTCGCCAGGGCGCATACCTAACATATAACGCCATGCAAGACTTAATGCTTCTTCCCACATAAAGCCAGCTTCCATAGCCAGCTTTGTTTGCTCATCAATAGGACGTTCCTTATTACCATACAGGTCATTAAGAAGTCTATGTATAACTTCACTTACATGCACTCCTTCAGAACGCCATATCTGTGGGCGGAATGGGAATTGCTTGTCTATTAATTCCATAGTAGGCATGTTTATTCCTCCTTCTTAGTTGGAAGCAAACATAATGTGTCACTACTATCTTTTACTATTTCCCAATGGTAGCTATCATTAAGGAAAAACGCTTTACCATTATACTCTCCTGCAACCCTTATCTGGATAGCATCCCCATATACAAATCCTGCATCCTTTGAAGATTCGCTTGAGAATATACCACATCTAATACACTTGCAGTCTGACTCAAGCGGCTTTAATCTTGTTAAATCAAAATATTTATTACTAGCAACTTTCTTACTTACTGCTTCACTAATCTGTTCAAACAGTTCTGGTTCTCCTTTCTTACATACTTCCAGGAACTTATCAAGTAATGCTTTAAAATCATTATTCATTTTGTCGCCTCCTGTCTTACAGTTTTTATTATGGGCGGAAAGGAACACACGCCCTTGAAGCTTAAGTTTGTGTGTCCCTTTTGTATATTATTCCGCCGTTTTTGTGTGGGGGGGGGGGGTCATTTACTTTTATGCAGATACTGTTCCCTTCTTATATGACCATGCTAACTCAGATGATAAGAACTCTTCATCGAGCATACGTTTCATAATAGCATTTCTGTTAGGCTCTGCCTTGAAATCTTTGTTTGCCATAAGAGCTGCTGCAATGCCAGACTTTTTGACATCACCTTTTTCTGCAAGAAGCATAGTCAAATAGGCAACCGCTGCATCATCTACATTGCTATTACTTGAAGAAGAAGATGTGTTAGACTCGCCAGGAAGTGACACTACTGAAGATAATATTATGATAGTCTTATCATAGCCTTTCTCATTCTTCTGGTCAATACTACGTTTAGGTGCATACTGTACCCATACTCCTTTAAGTCCTTCAACTGCCGATATATCAGCCCCAAGTAATTCAGGTGGTACGCCATTATCCTTGAGCGAGTTAATCCATATACCGAAGTTAGATGATGCCCTGACTTTCATACCTTCCGGGCCGTCAAGGGATTTACCATTGTCTGTTATCTTGCATGCTTGTTGTATTGTCTTACCAGGGGAGTAATGCTGCTTATATTCTTCGCCTTCTTCATCAGTATATACTACTTCTGCAAAGATAGCAGAACCATAATTACCTTTGCCATTATAATCCCATTCTACCCATCTTGCTTTAGTAATCTCCGCCACTACATTGTTAAGGATTCCGCCTGTGCTTTCTTGGGTGTCACCAATATTAAGTTTCATATTAAAACTCCTTTCATTAGTTATTAATTGTTCTCTGTTTGCTCTGAAAATAGGTTAAAATACTATGTCATAACACCTCCTTTCTATAACGTAAAATGACGTTAAAAATGACAGAAATGACAGATATGACGTAAAAAATGAAAACCTCTCTATATATTTAATATTTAGCTAAAAGGTATAAAAAGTTTGTCATGTCTGTCATTGGTTTTGGAACTTGCTGTTTTTATTGACTTTAAGTTATGACAGACGTTTGTCATTTTTGCGATTTGAATGTCATTCGGGTACTTAGCACCACAAAAAGTGTTCAATTTCTGAACACTTTCGAGTGACAAACGGCTTAGAGTTTTGTCACTAATGACGTAGAATGACAAATGTTTGTCACTGTCTGTCATAGCCTGTTTTTACCTCCTTTTTAGCCCTTTATAACGTCAAACATTTCACGTGTCCAGAACCACGTTCCTCGGTCAATTGTCATAAAATATCGTACCTTTTCGGGGAATCTTTTGCCGTGTATTACTGACATTATAGTAGTATCTTTACCGGCGTAAGACTTCATGTCTGTAGATATTAATACCTTGTTACTGTCCATATCCATTTTACGTATTTCAGGTTTAATGCGTACTCTAGTACCTGCCTCAATGTGTTCAGTAGTCATTATGCAGCGTCCTCCATGAATGCAAACTCTAGCTGCTTGGAGTCTGTTGCAGTGTCAGTGTCTTGAATATACTGATTATTTTTTAATAAGTCAATAGCTGATTTTAGTGCAGTATTCCACATTATTTTTGCTATGTCGTACTTAGTTAACTCGTCAAGGTCAAGACTGTTAAATGCGGTGCGGAACGTCATGTCGCCTCCCTTCTATATTAATATATGCAGTTATGCAATTTAGTACTAGTATATTGCATCTAATGCACGCTTAATAGATTCACCTGTCTCATATGCCTTTCTATTATTCATAGTATATACTTCCGTGTCTATAATGATACGTGCTACCATACTTAATGTTCTAGCTAGGGCTTCGATAGTATTAGTATCTATGTCAGGTGCTGTAACTGCATTGTTAAGAGCTTTTGCCGTATTGTCGAATAGCTCCTTCAGGTTTTCTGTAACTATCATACTGCTAGTCTTCTTTATAGTCTTTTATAATATTGTATGTTTCTATTACTGTATTAAGTAATATACTACTTCTATTAACATCCGTCTTATCACCAAGTATTTCTTCCTGTAGTTTGTTGACAGCAAAATCAAATAACCGCTTAATATTGTCTGGTGCTTCCATAATTTGCTCACCTCCTTTTCTTGTTATTTTACATATTTCTTTTCTGCCTTATCGGGGTCATCCCAATATTCTTGTAAGGCTTTTGATACTTTGTTCCACGTTTCTGCTACAAATGTCTTGCAGCCTACCTTGATTACGAAGCCATTACTTACCTTGTCTATATGTACTCTGTAGTAGGTTGGATGTTATGGTTCTGGCAAGCCAGTATTATTAGCATACAATGTGGGGTTAACATAGTCTGGGTTCATATTACGTTCACCTCCTTTCTTCATCATCAAGTTTCTTCTTACGCCTTATCTTGGTATAGTCATCTAAGGCACTTACTACCTCTCTTTCTTCTACTAGCTGGTTAACTATGCTATCTACAATATGCCATATCTCGCTACGTTCACTATATGGTATCTTAGACTGTTGATAGTTATACTGCATTAACGTATTAATCTCATTACTAGTAAGCTCTATCGTGTATTCATATGACTTGTCATTAAGTCCTAACGTGTTATCTGTTTCTCCTGGTGGCAAATTACTTGGTCTGTTCATTCTTATTGTTCTCCTTCACTATTAAGAGTATTCAATTCCTATTGTATTACATAATTCTGTAAGCCATTCTAGGTATTCTTCCTCTTCGGCAGATAAAGTATCCGATTCAAATACACCAGTAGTATATAGCTCATTAAGCTTATTATATACTTCTTCTATCTTACTTTGCATTATTCGCTATCCTCCTTGTTATCATTAATATTGAGGGTGAGTACTGTACGCCAAGACTGTAAGTCGCACTTATCACCTATTGTATCATACTTGATAGCCTCGTTAATCTCCTTATGTATAGTTTGCTGCATATAGGTGGGTAGTTCATCCCAATTACTTATTATCTCGTTAACTATAAAACTTACTATGTATGTTCTTCTACCAAGTGCATATCTGAATGCACACATTAATACTAGCTTGTCGTCTGAGAATTTCATTGTGCTGCCCTCCTTCCAACTTCATTACGGCTCATCTTGTTAGCTGTAGTACGTATCTCTTTAGCAGATACAGGAGCTATTGTGTAATTTACTGATGAACCCATGTGCGTAGCTACCACTATCTTGATTTGGTTGGTACAATGTACACCACTTATTACTATCCTATGCGTTGGGGGGAAGTATACATGCACATAGTCATCAAGTAACCCGATTAAGCTTACTACTTGGTGTAGTACAGTGGTAGCTATACGCACCTTGCTGGGCTTAAAGAGCACTAACGGAGTAACATCTTCTATAGTGCTTGTATTATCTAATGTAAAGTGTCTGCCTGACATAGTTATATCATATAACTCTTTAACTGAATATATATAGCTATCAACATTATGGGTATTTTCTGATAGTAATGATACCACTTTATTAAGCTCAGGTTTATAGTCCTCTGGAGGTAGCTTCTTATTGTCCTTAGTAAGTACATATATGCCGTCAGATATAGGAGCAGTATCTACAGCAGCAACAATATGATTATTACAAGCTATCATCATGTTGTTTCTTGCTAGTATGCCATTACTTATCTTGCTATAACTGTTTACTATGTCAAACATTCTTTTGCGTACAAACTTAATAGCTTTGTTAATGTCCTTTTCCGGCTTGAGCTTGGTATCATGTAATATAGGTAGCATGCCTACATCAGTAAGAGTTAATCCGGCTTTACGTAATGCCCTTACACGCTTAGCTTTACGTATCTTGATGTTCTTGAAGTCTTCTATTATTTTTTCTTTGTCCATAACTATTGTACCTCCTTGCCCGCTAAATGCTCTTGCCAATCTTTATGTTCATCCATGAATACACTTACTATAGTATTAAGTCTTATTAAAGCTTTAGTTATGGTATCTCCGTCTGCTATGAAATACCCCTCACCAAGCTTAGGTATACTTGCTACTATCATGCTATCTATTACACTAATCTCGATGACTGCTCGACTTACTTGTAATAACTTGGTAAGCTTATCTTCATATATCATATCTATTTATCCTCCATTACAAGTTGTTGTCTATTACTTCGTTCATAGCTGCAATACATTCTTTTAATGTATAAGGATTACAGTTAAGGTCTGCTGCTACTTGGTTAATCTCTTCTTCGTCAAGGTCTTTGACACTCCAGTAATCTAGTTCCGTAGGATAGTAGAAAGTATTATTGTATGGAATGAATCTAAACTTGTCGCTATAACCTATTACCATAATGTAACTATAATGCGTCATATCACCAGGCTCTGACTCTATCTGGTATATTCTGTCATATACTTCCTTGATTACACGCATTGTTATCTCCCTTCTTTTAAAGTATTAATCATTATCAAGCTTCCATTCCTCTATATCCCAACTTGGAAACTCACTCTTCATACCTCCATAATACCATCTGGCTATATGTAACAATCTACGGTTATTACGCATTGATTTCTCATATAGTCTTGCTTGTCCTGAAGCTGCTATTACAGCCATACCTATTATACCTATTATAGTTCCTATTGTAAGCCCTATAAGTAACATAACAAGCTCACCTCCCTTCATATAGCTATTTAACATATACTTGGTGTACACCTGTTTTTCCCATTGTCTTTTCCAGGAATATCAGGGTCTGGGACGGCTCTCTATATATGGCTTTCGCTTTCTTGATAGCAAATAAATTGTAGCCTATTAAGCTGCCATTACTTATCCATATATCGCCGTCGAAATGTTGATGATAATGTCCAAACACATCTAAGAATGCTGGTATACTCTGATTCCATGCCTTTACAGCCTTATTAGCCGGTATAAATATACCTCCAGTGCCACCATTATACCGTATTCCGTCACCATGATGCATACGTATAGTCCTACCGTATACATCTATATAGCCATGATAACCATTCTCTACTTGGATATTAACCTCTTTAGTATCTTTATAGTGCTGCTTAATATGTTGATACATTAGCCATTCATAACTGTTCTTATAGCCTAGCTTAACACGTGCTTGCTCAGTAGTCCTGCCATGGTTACCAAATAAGCATATTACATGTATTTTCTTAAAGTTGCCGTTATTAAGAAGAAAGTCAATACCTGATATAATGCGGCGCTCCACCCATATAATAGCTTCGGTAGGTGACATAAAGTTACTCTCATTAAAATCCTTATGTATATAACCATTAATCATATCACCAAGTATGCCTATCACTAAGTTATTTATCTTAGTATCTTTACGCCATATATCTATTAGTTTCATAGCTCTTGGGAATAACTTTTTAATACGGTCGTCGGCAATGTCAGGCGTATATTCATTAAGCCTATTAACAGTGCTAGGCTCTATATGTTCCTCTACATGCCAATCACTCAGTATTAATAGTGGGGTAGTCTCAGACTTACTGGTTGCCCTCAATGGTTTAATGCGTATTGGCTTAACTGTCTTATTTAATGATGTTAATACAGCTAATCTGTCATCAGCTAGCTTGCTCTGATGTTGCCAATACTTAGTACTTAGTTTTTGTTCCCGTAGTAATTCCTTAATAGATAGTAGGCTATCTTCAAGACGTATTATCTTTTCTTGCTCTGGGGTTACTAATAGTTTTTCTTTCTTCATAGCATGTTGTCCCTTATCTTATTAACTTCTTATCTACTTCTGTAAACATTATTTGTCTTGGTAACACGTTACTGCATATATATACAGAGCTGAACGGCGGATTTAGTGCAGGTTTATCATCCATGTAGCTTCTAAGATAACTAACACGTTTATCCATATACATAATTTCAAACTTATTGTTTTTGAACATGTTAAACCTATGTTTACTTTCGAATAACCCTACTACACCTACTAACATAGCAAATGGAGTACCTATACCGAATAGTCTTTCAAGTACCTCCGTCTTTCTAGAGTAAGGCGGATTACTTATTATATAGTCACAGTCAATGTCAGTATTAAAGAAGTCTATACCGTATTGTATATGTGTATTTATTACGGTATGCCCAAGCTCTGTAAAGACCTTTACATATAACGATTCATCTATGTCAAATGGACACCATATAATGCTATTCGGTTTTATGTATGGTGTTATTGGCAATATTGCGTATAATGGTGTATAGAATTCGTCGTTTTTGCTTGATGCCACTATGTCCATCTTCATAACTTGTTATCCCTTATCTTAATATGTCGGGTTACCTATCATCCCCTATATCATCAATTACAATAATCAATACAATAAGCATGATTATAATTATTACACGTATATCTATAACTTGCTACTCCTTATATGTACGTAAGACGTACTCTGCAAACTCTTTAATACTCTCGAAGCAATATACCTCGTAATCTGGGTCATATAGTCTGTCTATGATTGACCTCCTAATACTGTCTTCAATGTCTCCGGTAATGGTACTATAGTCATTACCTCCATAGAATTCTTGCAGATTAACCCATTGGATAGTATTTGTACTATATCTTCTGTGGAGTATATAATATGTATCAGTAGGTTTATTGTAAGCTACTATAATATACTTGTCATGCTTATACCTATACCCATTAGGTCCGATTAGTTCAGATACCACTTCATCTAATGTAATAGTCTCAGTCACATTTCTGTTAATGATTATTCTTTTCATAACTTGTTTCCTCCATAATATGTTATTAGTGCCTAGCCTGGCGGACTTAGTCATCAAATTATTATATAGCTTATAACCAATACTGAAATGCCAGACAAAGAAGTTTACTATACTGCCTAATGTGTAGTAAAAGTACACTTTAAACTTGTTCATTATTCCCTCACCATGTTAGATGTTTTGTTCCCTTACCCACTTAATAACTTTTTTACATCCGAATACCCTATACTTCCTGGTTTTATAGTTATAATCATCGCCTATAGCTGAAGCCAGGTCATCCGATTTGAAGTTAAAGCCATACTCTTTAAGCTCGCCAACTGTAAATACCTCATCTGGGTGTTCGTCAAGGAACTTCTTAAGCAGATTAATACTTGTACTTTTTAATGTGTCTATCTTCATGTAGTGTTATCCTCCCCTACTATTCTTCAATTACATCATCCTTTCATTCTCTGTTCTTATAACTTTCAACCTCTGACCACAATTATGACATCTAAATACTTCAACGGTCCGGCAAATGTTAGCCCCTTGCATAGTTGTTTTACAGGTTGGGCAAGTATATACGGCATATGTATACACTGTTTCTTTATAAACTATTTTTACCGGCTTTGCTTTTTTAGTTACCTTCATATTACTTAACTCCTTTCTCTCCTTGTTATCTAACAAAATGGTGGCAAATCTTGACTGTCGTCATCATTAGTATCTTCTATTGCTATTATTAACAATACTATTATACCAATTATTAATGTTATTATCATTACCATTTTATTCTCCTTTGCTATAGGGGCAACGGGCTACTATTTGGGAATTACTATCAATTCTCCAAAGTCATAGGGCTTTTATGGATAAACCATTTGCGGTAGCCCGACACACTCGATAGCGGTATGCAGCATAACCGTCAATTTTTACACGTTGCCCCGATATTATTATTTTCCTTTATTCTTAACATAATAACTATATACCCATTTTGGAAAACCTGGTTGCCATGCTGTATCTAATTTTATTATGCCTCTATCTATTAAGTTACAATCATACATCTCTTTAAGTAATCTCATGGCTTTATATACAGGCTGACATCCCCAATTAGTTTCTTTTCTCTTTCCTTTGAACATAGAATAAAATCTTTCATGAAAAACAGAATCTACCACAGAAGTTTCCTGGTATTCTAAAAGATACTCTAATATCCAATCTATCATTATTTGCTTTTTTCTATTCATTTTCATCTTCTCTCATATTCATACTCATCTTCTATAATGTCTCTTAGGCTAACTAATTTAAAATATACATCTGGTACTTTTTTATCTTTAAGTAGTTCAAATCTGTTACTCTTATTCTCCAACTCGTGCATATCCTTATACATACATTTTTCTATTATTTCAATTATATCATATAACATTTCAACTGATATACTACAACTTTTCATTTTTTTTTCTCCATTTTTGTAAATGCCATTTTACCCTCCGAATTTTGCGCCCATCCAATAAGCCGTATAAACTTATGTTAACTGGTTTTATCAGTATGCGGCTTTGTAATAGTTATTTGCCTGCGGCTGTATGTATCATATTCATCCATAGCCCATTTCATAACTTCTTTTAAAGTTGCTGTTTCAGGGAATATCTTTGTTTCTTGCCACATTTCACCAACAGTATCATTCCCTGCGCTTTTGTCAATTATTACTACATATTGTTCCATTTTATAATTTCCTTTCATATTTTACGGGGCAACGGCAAGGACTCGAACCTTGCATTACATTTCCCGGTAGGCTAGAAGTCACCCTGCATGCATAGGCTGTAATCTGCTTCTAGTCAGTGCGTCTGCCGTTCCGCCACATTGCCCCAATTACTTATCCAGCTATACATTCTTTGTTATCCATTAATTTTTATTATATATATATTTTTTTTTTCATCAAAATATTTCTCGCATTCATTTGCAAATTTTTCCAGTTTATGAAAAATTCTTTCGTGCTCTTCGTTCATTTCAGGACCAAAATAAAATTCGCCAAGATGAATAAAATACCCATCAACATCTAACCCTAATTCTACAATTTCATAGGGGCCTGCACTCTCGCAAAATCCAATTCTCGCTCCTTTAATCTTTCTTACGTCCATCTTTTATGTCTCCTATATTACTTACTTACTATTTCACGTATTGCCGAAATAGCACCTTCCAATTTATTGCAACGATATTCTAATGCTATTAGTTTTCCGTTATCGACTTCTCTATCAAAATATTTTTTATCTATCTTACCTTTTATTCATTATTCGCCTTACATTAATAAAATGTTTATCTTCTTTTATCTCTCCTCTACACATTGGATAGTAATACTCATCCAATAATTTAATAGCTTTTTCTTGCCCTATCTGTGATTCTACCAGCCACATAAGTTCCTCAACGGCTTCGTAAGCGTCTCCCATATTCTCGATTAATGCCCATCCATCTAATACATGTTCATAACTACCCGCCATAATTTAACTCCTTCTTTTACTTTCTTCACTTTCTTGCGTTTACCATTTCACCATGTTCCTCTGATAATATTTATTTACCTACTATCTTACGTATTGTTTCAATAGTACTTTCTAAATGATTGCAGTGATATTCTAATGCTTCTAACATTCTTTTATCAACCTTTTCATTAAAATATTTTTTAGTACAGATTACAATATCTCCGTCTATAGCATATTCAATTTTCCCCTGTCTGCACATGTCTATTGCTTTAATTGTTGTTTCATCTTCAAACATTATTTTATATCTCCTTTGCCTGTTCTTGATTATACCAACTCTTAATAAATATATCGAAGGCAACGTTGTTCACTATAGCAAACTTGTCGTATTTTATGAAAAGCGGCGTATTACTTTGTAGGCTGTCGCCCATCATGCTTAACCATTCCTCTATTTCTGTCTTAGTATTCGTGTCCATACTACTTGCCTCCTTTTCTATCTGCCCCCGCTCTTTACGTTTGGCATTCGGTTTTAACGTCTTCGCTGACGGTAAACTCAATCCTGTTATTTTATTTGTCAGAAAGAACGTCAGGGCATTATCTCCTAATGATATACATATCCAATAAAGTAATTGGTAAACGTCAATTGCTCTAGCGTGTATATAGCCTCACTGATAGGATAATTAAGTATGACAATCATTATGTTTATAACGAGTAATTGCTCAGTACTAACAGGTATGTATATCTTTTCATTAACCATTATAGTCTCCGTACGTAATATAACTTATTAAATTGTTAATGTCAAGGGTTTTCTGTCTTGCTAATACCCTTTAAAGCGTTTATTGCCTCATCGTTATAGGATGTTTTCTTCTTAATATATTCAGCAAGCTTAACAATCCACTCATTCAATGTCCTACCTAATGTCCGTAAGCCTGTTGATGTTATATAATGTCCGACCTTATTAAAGTCCCCATCAACATAAAATTCGCAGTCTAAATCACTAACCTTATTAGGTATAAACCACCCATTTAATGTTATCCACAATGCTGAATCACTTGTCCCAAAAAAGTAAATCCCCTTATAAGTGAAGTCAAGTAGTACTGCCCTATCTACTTCTTTTACTGCATTAAGTATCTTTGCCTCAGTGTCGTTGACTATCTTAAGAAGTTCTGCAAGTTTGTTATTATACCTAGTACTTACACCTTCTAATTTTGTGATGTTTGTGTCAATAATATTACGTTTCATTTTACTTTCCTCCTTGTTAAGTTATTGTTCAATATAAAGCTCTTCATAGTAGTCAGCAAGCCACTCAGCCCAATCCTCGCCGGTTATGTCTATCCCGATTCCTATAAACCAATCCAGGAATACATATTCAATCGTTCTATTGTCACCAGGATATATACGTATTTCATCACTGGGGCCCCCATAAGATATCTGATAACGTATATAAGCGGCTTGCTTACCATCTTGCTCAACAAAATCAACTGATAAAGGATACTCATAGAATGTACCGTATTCTTCAGTGTTATTGTCGAGGTCGTCTAAGTTCATAAAGGTAGTTATTGCTTTTTCTGTTGCATTTAACCTCTTTTTAGCTCTCTCAATAAGCGTATCCTTCTCGTCGTCACCTACATTAAGAAATGTTATGTTGTTTTTAATATCCATTGTATTATCTCCTTATATCTTGTTAATATGTTAGCATATAATAGGTTATATGACCTATATTGTAATAGCGTTATTACTCATCTTCCAGGTTACTAAGCACTATCTTACTGGCTATACCAATGCCACGCCAGAATCGTTCTTTGCTACTACGTGCTTGAGTTATACCATGTCTTGCCATAATTAACTTGCTAAAGCTACGCTTATCAACAGGCTTTTCCATATTAGCCTTGCAGTACTCTAAATACTTTTCATATAATAGCTTGATAGGCACGGTAGCTTCAGGATGTATAAAGCAAGTATCCTGCAAGAAGGGGCCGATAATATCCATCTCTTCTTGGTATTCTCTGGTCGCTATAGCAATTTCTTCTGGAGTATTTAAGCCTTCGGATTGCCATATAAGACAGCCTTCAACAGCCCATCTTAATATACCTTCAAGCTCCTCCCTAAGAAGCTCTCTCATGTTAGCTACCTTATTAGCTCCTTTGAATGTGGCATCAAATGGAATAAGTATCATCCTTCTCCATATACCATAATCTATACCCTCGATAATAGGGCGGTGATTAGTACTCAGCCATACTTTCCAAGTAGGTCTAAACTCAATATTTTCAGAATACAAGTACCTGGCTGTAATTACATCATCCCCTGTTATTTGCTTTATCATAGTCTCATCAAGCTTGCCCTTGCCGGATGTCTCTACTGCACTTACAAATCTACTGCCTTGTAATCGAGCAAGGTCATTACGTATAGCACCGCCAGCTTGTACCATTAAAGTCTTAGGATTACTGGCCTTACTGTACGTACCTAATAAGTCTCTGATAATTTCTATAAAGGTAGTCTTGCCATTAGCCCCTGAACCATACATAATAAACATTACTTGCTCTTCTACGGAGGCAGTCAACGTGTAGCCTATTGCTTTTTGTAAGAATGATACTAGAGATTTACGACTACACATAATATCATCTAAGAATTTTAACCATCTTGTACAAGTAGCCCTGGTATCATAACGTATAGGTATTATATTTGTTGCGTAATCCTTTACGTTATGTGGTCTTAACGTGCCGGTTTCTAAATCAACAACCCCATTAAGTACATTAAGCTTCATCTTGTCATCAGGGTTAAAATCAGTAAGATGACGTACTACCTTGTTGTCTAACTTGGCAAGTGATAGCATGGCATCTATAGCTTGCTTTGATTCGCTATGATAAGCCCACTTTCTGGCTTCAGGACTATTAGCCGTGCTATGCAATTTATTAATAACTTCCTTTACTACTAACTTAAGTACTCCAGTATCTTTTACCCATTGTTTGCCATTATAGCTATACCAAGTACCTGATTTACCCATATCAGGGCAGTATAGTAATCTGTCTTTAGCTATATCTGCAAATAATTGCGAGTTACCTAAGTCAGTAAGATTATAGCTCATTATCAAACCTCCGTTAAAGTAATCTTATTGTAGCATCATCATCATATACACTATATGCCAACACCCAAAACTCGTTATCTCTGAAGTATATATCATATATATACTCTTCACCGCAATCTTTACTGCCTGTTGGTAATACCTCACACCCACTTATTTTCTGTATATAAGCCATTAATTGTACCGCCATAGTGCCGGCTCTATTGAATGTAATACTTCTATCTTGATCTAGCGTAATACCATTTACAAGCTTTTTGCCGTCGAGCCATTTTGCCAAGTCAGCACCATGACCTTCAGGATAGCCATTATGGTGTCTGTAAAATGTACATATAATTTCTTCGGTAGGGTCTAAGCTTTTCATTTCGTGTATATGCGTTATACATCTTGTGCTCATAGTTATTCCTCCTTGCTATCTTCATTATTGTTGCTAAACCCTGTATCAGGGTCTCTTATAGGCATTATAACTCCGCTTAATCCTTCAGTAGTTTTAAATAGCATAGCTCTATCAGGAGCTAACAGTTTGAACTGTACAATAGAAGTATTCTTATCGTAGTTTCGGCCTTTACGTAATGCAGATAACAATTTATACATCAAATCTATACTAAATGCTATCGTAATGACTGCATCTTCACCAGATGGTATAACAGGGTCTATATCAGGGTACGTTACATTATCAGTAATAACGCTTTTATTGTGGTCAGTATATAAGTACACATTGTCATCGTTAATGTTTTCTTTAAAGGCATACACTGTTTTAAGTACTTTATGTATATTCTTACCCTTAGGCAATGTCTTTTCTAACTTGTTAAGTGTATTAATAGGTACTTTAAATCCATGTTCAACCTTATTAGTGTCATATACATCATCAGGTAATGGAAAATCTTCGGTATTTACTTCGGGGTAAGGTACTTTAATTAATATGTGACCATCAGTAGTAACGGTCTCATTTTCTCTGAATAATATAACCTGGGTGTAAGGTCTTAACTCATCCTGCTCATTTACAATCGCTTTGATATTATGTTTGTCGATTAACATGATTTAATCCTCCTTGTTATACTCCATGCTTTTTACATCATCTAACGCCCTATTGTCATTTTAAGCTCATCCAGTAAACTCAGTAACCGTTCCAGTTCTGCCTTATTATTACTTCGTCGTAGTATCTTTTCAATTTTATCGAAATATACACTTGTGTCGCCAATCTTAAGGCGTACTACCGCCTTTGCAAATGCTCCGATAGTACGAAACCATTGCATCTCATCTATATTACTTTTGACCTTTTCCATTACCTCATTTATTGTGTATTCCCCAACAAGGTTATTGCCGTAATTAGGGTAGTCGATAGATATAAACTTATAATTTCTATTTTCTGGTATACTAGTATAATGTGTTGCGTGGAGTATATACACGGCATCATCATTAAACCAAGCAAGTATTCCTCTTACGCTTTTATCAGTCAGTTTTTCCCTTAGTTGTTTAAGTGTTATTACAGCTTCTGGCTTACCGTCTTTTACTATTTTCATTGTTTAGTCCTCCTTGTTATTACTTATTAAGTCACTAACATGCTTAATTATTAGGTCTTTTGCTGCACCTTTTGGCAAGTCGCCAATTAACGTATCAAATGCATATAGTAACATTCCAATGCCATCTTCACCTGATACTTTTAATGAGGCACTGTACTCCTCATCTTCAAGTATTGACGTTATCAAGATATAGTTAATATCTGAATCAGTAAGTTCATTTGTTATCTCTTTAATCTTATTATTATTCATCATGTAGCCTCCTTATAGTTTAATTTGCTATAATCTGTTATTTCAATTATGTCAACAGCTCCCTTTAACGTCTTATACCCATACTGATCAACTATTAGCAATATATTCTTATTATCAGGATCATTATAAGATGCAATAACTCTGCCATTGACAAAGTCACTAACTCTTATTGTCATCCGACTCACCTCCTTCAGACTGAATACTCATTGCTAACCCTATTGCAATTAAAGGGTTATTTTCAGCCATTTTAAACAGCTTACTCTGTACAGCAATTAATACATGTAGGCCGTCTATACCTTTAATATTTCCGGCAATTACTACGTCGTCAGTGTCTTCAGGTTTAGCAGCTAACAAGAATTGCACATCTTCTTTATCTGCTAACCTGTTAAATAATGCTCTTATTTCGTTTGCGGTCATAGCTTGCTATCCTCCATTTAAGGTATTATTATATTAATTTCAGGCTCAGGCCTTTTGCCGGCAGCCTTTAATGCCTTTTCCCGTTCCTTCATTACTTTCTTGAGCTTGTTTATCTCACTATCCAGATATTTCCGTGACATGTTATAAGCTTCTTTCCATGTATCGGCAGTAAATACTTTAACAAGGTATCTGTAACCACCTTCAAGCTCAGGCATAGGGTCGATAATATTATAACCCCATGCAGATGACAATGTACAACCCATTAATTCACATTCAGCCTCATAACATAAATTCTTGTCAAGCTGTATACCATCTTCGTTATCAGGCTCGCCACGCAGAAATATACAGGCTTGTACCCCTACCTTACTTCTTTCTCTTGACAACTGTTGATATAACGGCTTGATTACAGTTGCTACTAATGGCCTGTTATGTTGTTTCTCACTCATAATAATTTCCTCCTTAAAATTAATGTTAATAATTCAATACCTTGCTTACCTTAATATCAACATCAACAATATTATTAAGTATAAGCTTCCCAATAGCTTCTTCCAAGCTATCGGTATTGGGTACTATATAACGTTTACCCTGATAATCTATTACCACTGTCATCTTGGTATCCTTTTCATGTTATGAATGTAAGATATTGCTTCTTCTCTGTTATTAAATTCTGGCATATCAATATCTGGTTTATACTTAAATGTAGGTTTATACTTCTTATTACGATGATTAATGATTATTGACTCTTGCAAGGTAGTATAATATATCTCGTCATAGTCATAATGATAAATGCTAAGGGTATCTAATCTTAATATCTTGCCAGAAATACGTGGTGTCGGTATTACAAATGTCTCTGCTACACATGTACACGAGCCAAACGTCTGTATTTTATCTGGAGGTATTAATACAGGGATAGTTATCTCTGCTATATTACGAGTTAAACTCATAAAGCTTAAATAGATATGGTATCCCATACAACCACTTACTGGTGTTGGCGATGATGTATCTGCAATTGTCTGTACTTGGTTACAAGGATATACAGGTAATCCATCTGTAATTTCTTCACCTATTACATACCTTCCATCTTGGTAGTATGGGTGAAGTATTTTACGCTTAACCTTAAACTTTTTATACCCAACAAGATATGTCTTATATATCTTTGGGTGTATTGCTGTCACATCTTCTGATACATATAAACACATAGCTTATCTCCCTTTTCCTTGTTATTAAGTTAAAACTCCACTACCCTATAATCATGTATGCAGTTATTACTTGCATACTCTGAAGCCTCGTCTTGTGTACTAAATACTGCTGGTGTGCCGTCTTCACTTAATAATATGTTAAAGTTTACGGTATCATACTCAACAATGATAAACATAATAATATCCTCCTTCGTTTAACAAGATTATACTAAGCCATTGTAACAAGGTATTAGCTTCTCATCTTCATACTTATAGTTGGTATTTATGAAGCTAACTACATCGTTTTCTTTATAGGCATTATTCAACCCAAGGTTATAAAAACTGTCACGTTTCCGGTATTGCCATACTCCGCCGGAACGTTCTAACTTGTAGCCCTTACTAAGCAGTATTTGATGAGTGCTCATAATATTACTCCTCCTTACTTAATTAATTTTTCTTTTTAAACCGTATTACTTCTTCGGCAAAGTCCTCAATGGTATCAAACCATTGCATCTCGTCGATACACTCCTTTATTCTCTTAGCCAGAGTGTCAATATCATATACATGTGCAATATCTCTCCGTCTTTTTTTTTTAATTTTAAATGATTGTTGCAGATTCTGCATTTTTTATTATTGCACGTCCTGCATGCTTTATTAATGCATGTCCTGCATTTTCTATTATTGCAAATTCTGCATATTCTATTTTAGCATATTCTGCGTTTTCTATTGTAGCATATTCTGCAATTTCTATTTTAGCATATCTTGCATTTTCTATTTTAGCAGAACCTGCATATTCTATTATTGCAGAATCTGCACTTCTTATTGTAGCACAATTTGCATTTTGTATTAATGCATTATCTGCATATTCTATTAATGCGTATCCCGCATTTTCTATTTTAGCAGAACCTGCATGCTTTATTAATGCATAATTAGCATATTCTATTGTAACATTGTCTTTCAATATATATAATCCGAGAGGCAATATATGCACATCCTCTTTGATAATATATTTATTAATAATAGCTTTCATTCTCTTTATAACTTGTACTTTCATCCCTTCTGTAAACCATTCCGGGATTATTACCTCGTCTATGTGTAATTCATAGCTTGCCAAATCAGCTTCTTTCCCCTGTATAGGCCTGTACTCAATTCGTACTAAGTTACCTAACTTAGTATCGTTTAATTTGTAATAATTAATAATATCCTCATGGGAATCTATCCCATCCAAATGGTAAATGTTACCGTTTGGCGTGACTACTGCCGATTTAAAGTTGCACATTGCAAATCCTCCTTTTTTTTTTACTCTTACAGTTTAGTACGTCTTAATGTTACCCTGCTAAGCTCTTATTGTTAGCATGTTAAACCTGTTCTTAATGTTAACGCCTTATTGGTAATGACTTACTGGTAATAACTTACTGGTAAAAAACCGGCCAGTTAAGTATGCAAGTATATGAATATCTATATATCTGAATACTTGCATTGTTACATGATACGGTTGTTATGGCGTGGTAAATTTACGGATAATTACACCTAACTGGTCTGTGTTGACAGAGTGCGTACATGTACCCTGCACCTTATCCTTGTCGTACCATACCATGCCACATCGGGTACATATATACACTCGATGACCGCTAAGGTCGTTAATTTTAATGATGTTATGTTCCATGACTGATTCCTCTATATTTGGTTAAAGTAAAGCCGGAGCGTTGTAATAACTCCGGCTTGTTGAACGATTTTAGCCCGATTGACCGGGTGTACTACAGTGGTAAGGATAGTGACATATCATGCCCGCTTGCTTGCAGTTCCCTTAACTGGTCGTAATCGTACCGGGTAAGCGGCTTGTGTACTATCTGCATACAATCCCTGCAATACGTTACTATACGGCCGCTCGGGAATGTAATCTGTCTTGTATGTTTATGTTTGCACATGCTTGATTCCTTTCCTGTTTGCCTGCCTTACAAGGCAGGACGCCGGCACTGCATAAGCAATACCGGCGCTTGATGATTGAATTGATCAGGTGTGCTAAAGCGGTTTAAATATAGTCAGCTGGATTGAAGCCCTCTGGCTTCACCGTGCCGGTTTTGAATTTGCCGGCGTCAAGTTTTTCATATTCCTTGATAGCTTTTGTCAAGAGTTCGTGGATTGCCTTTGCCTTGTTCAGTTTTAGCCGCAAGAGTGTCTTCGTGTACGGCCTATCCTCGATCATCGAGGGGAACATATCGAACAGCACGATTTTCGGTGTTGTCTCGTCGTAGCTCCGAATATTGCAGGCCGTAACACCCCCGTTTTGATAGGTTTCCTTGAAGCCTATCGACTTGAGAACGACGTCAAGGTCTGGCTTGTAGTTACTCTGCTTCTTTGTTTTGCTCTTTGCCATCTTTCTGTCTCCTTATGTTTGTTACCCGGTCTGTTTTCCGTATATGCGTAACCGGTATATAGCATATACGTATATTATTATTCAGCTATTATCAATACACCAGTTGCAGTATTGTTATTAACATGTTTAATATCAACAGTAACTTTGCTATAATCAATAGCTTTACTGTTTAAATATCTTGCAATATCATTAACTACTTTGTCAACACTGCCTTTAAATAATATACGTTTCATAATATTATCCCCTTATGTTATTATACCTATTATGCCCTGTCCGCTCTGGACACGCCTGTCTATACAGCAAACGCCGTGCCAGACTTTTCAGCCCAGCTCTAACATCAATAAAAACAACACGTTAGCCCTTTATTACCTGCATGCAATCTTGCCATCCAGCTGGTCGATATCCGTACACCCTGTCCAGAAATCGGCCATGCCTATTTATCCACTCCGAACTAATATAGCAGGCTGGAACTCAACCGGCTCATGCCTGCCAGCATGCCTGCCCGGTATTCATTCAACCAGACTGGCCGGAAATTTACCGGCGCTAAGTTCAATAAAAAGAAGGCTTTATGATTTTTAACTAAAAACTTATATACGAAATCCCAATTTTACGGGGGCGGGCGTTTGTATGGTATATACCTCTTTTAAAACAAACGTACTTTTCGTATTCCGTATAACAACATATCATTACGCAAGATATTGTCTTGCCTTATCTTGCTATTATACATATATTATGTTGTGGATAACAACCTACTGTCTATAATTTGTATAGCAGTAACCATTAACCATGTAGAAGTGGAAAAGAAAAACAAGGAGGATAATATATCATGCTTACTTCATTATTAATACTTGCCGTGTTATTTATATTGGTAGCTATAGCAGGCTGTTTTGATAGCTTTAAGTTTTCCAATGATACGCTAGAGTTTACCGGGGATAAGCTCCAGCATGCTATTGGCTCTATTGCACTGTTCGTGTTGCTTGTTAGCATTATGCATATCGGCACGTTGATTGCATATCAGTTAGTGTTTATTCTGGGCACACTATGGGAGATTAAAGACGGCTTCATGGATTACAAGAAATATGGTTGGATAGGGGGCGATGGTTTCTCTTATAACGATATTGCTTATGATATGCTTGGCGTCAGTCTGGTAATACTGATTAGCTATATAATGCACTAATAGGGGCAAGCTATGTACACTAAGAGGATAAAGGGCGAGCTGAACTATATATTTGACAGTGTTGATGAGTTTGTACAACATTTCAGCCCTGATGTACCAGAGCTATGGGATAACTGGCGTGATGCCCCAGCCGGTGCTTGGGTTAAGTCAGATGACGGTAGAATATGCCAAATACTCTACAAAGGCACACTAGGTCGTCATACAGTAATACGTACTATACTAGGTATGTATAACTGCACCTCTAAGACAGAATATTTGGATACTGACCCTAAACTACATAGAGACAGGTTCAGCTTTGGGCGTGCTAAATATGAAAAGGATTATATAACTGCTGCCGAAAAACGTTGGGTACACTTTATGATGAACGGCGCAGAGCCCATAGTAGCATATAAGATGGCTTTCCCTAAAGCTAAATCAGAGAAGTATATACATAAAAGGGTGCATAACTTATTAACATCAAGGAGATTTAAAATGGCTATGAAACGTGAGGCTAAAGAGGCAGCTGATAAACTTGGCGTAAGTGCCGAATATGTAATAAAAGGCTTTAAGAAAATGCACGAACAAGCCACTAACGAAAAATATAGATTAGACGCACTTAAAGAGCTTGCCAAGATAGCTGACATATATCCTGACGAACCTATAACTAAAGGACTTCCTATACCCCAAGGAGGTATAATAGACGCAGTAGAACTTGACAATATTAATAATGAAATGATAACTGCCCCTGAAGCCCCGAAGCTAACATCATAACTTATTATATGAAGGGAGGCTTATCATGCCTAAGAAGTTAGAACGTAAACTTAAAAAGGAAGCCAAGAAGAAAGGGCTTACTGGCAAACGTGCAGACAGATACGTATATGGTACTATGCGTAAACTTGGTTGGAAGCCTAGCAGAGAGAAGAAACAAACAAGAAAGCATGTTAAAAAAGCACGCAGAAAGAAATAATGGTAAGCACTTTCAACATAATTGCCCCGCCAAGGCAACTAGCCCAGGAAGAACAAGTATTAGAAACTGGCCGTAGTAACCTTATTGCATTCGGCAAGCTATTCCTACCTGGCGACTTCAAGAAAACTAAAACCCCGTTCTTCCACTACGAGATAGGCGAAGCATATATAGATAATACTATACGCCAACTTGCGGTAATAATAGCTCGTGGCCATGGCAAAACAGTACTTACTAAAGCATTCCTACTGCATACAATAGTCTATTATAGTCAAAAAGACGGACCTCCTCCACTAATGGCCTGGATAGCAGATACCATAGATAAAGTCTATAATAACATGGACTATATCGATAAACAAATACGCTTTAACCCTAGAATACGCCGTTACTTTGGTGACCTGTCAGGTAAGAAGCGAGGGCTTAAATGGTCAGAACACTATAAAGAGTTTACAAATGGTATAGCCTTAATATCACGTTCTAATACAAAAGGAGTACGTGGTGAATCTAAAGGTAACATGCTAGGAGGTTCAGAGCGTTTCCATCTTATTGTACTTGACGATATAGAGAATGAAAAGAATACTATAACCCATGAAGCTCGTGAATACATTAAGCGTGAAGTTACTAATGCTATATTCCCTGCACTAGAACCTAATAAGGGTCGTCTTATTTTTAACGGAACTCCAGTACATAATGACTCTCTGTGCCAGAACATTCTCGATGGTTGGAACAAGTCAATCCGTGACGGTACAACAGACAGCTACTCCTGGAAAGTAATTACTTATAGTGCTACCCAGCCTAATATGCCTGGCGGGGTATTATGGCCTGACTATTTCCCAAAAGAACGTCTTGAAGAACGTCGTAAATTCTATATAGATACAGTAGGCTCAGATGCAGGCTACTACCAGGAATATGAGCTTAAAGTGGTTAGTGACGCTACTCGCATCTGGAGTAGAGACCATTACAAGATACATAATACTACGTACTATTATGATGACGAATTACAACATTCATTCCTTCTTACAGAATTAGGTGTAAAGATACCAGTCAATTGCTTCTTAGGTTGTGACCCAGCTACGGATATAACTACTAACGATAGTGACCTTAGCTCCATACTAGTAATAGCTGTAGATAGTAGTACGAATATTTACGTACTGGAATACAAGGCAGAGCTTGGAATGAAGGAAGTAGCAATATATGACATTGAAGGAAACAAGCTAACAGACAATGGAGTAGTGGAAACCATAGTCTCTTTATATGACTCTTACCATTGTATAAACGGCACGTTAGAAGATGTAGGCATGACACGTGGTGTATGGACAAACCTTGACGCCTACAAAGTACGTAATAACAGGTTCGACCTGACTATAATACCTGAAGCTCCACAAGGCAGAGAAAAACTTAGTAAGATACAAGCAGGCTTAGGGCCTCATTTCTCTCATCGCCGTATATTCTTAAGAGAAGATATGTATGACTTAAGGGAGCAGATAGAATCATTTGGTAAGTCAATGGCCCATGACGACATAATAGAGTCTTTATACTTTGCATGCAAAAATATGTATCCACCTAAAGACCTTGAATATAAAAATGGTGTATTCCGCCGTAAACGCACCTTCTTTAAACGTCGTAAATCATGGATAACTTTATAATATGAAAGGAGATTAGTAATGCCTGAAAAGAAGAAAAATACCAAGAGGGATAAGGCTATGTCTAACTATACCTTATTCCAAAGGTTACGTAGTGGGGCATGGGTAAAATGGCGTAGAGACAGCCAACAGTCTTATGACTTCTCACTAGGAGACCAGCTTACTAAACAGGAGCTTGACGACTTAAAACACGCAGGTATGCCTACCTTTACAGTAGATAAGATAAGCCAGTCTATAGAAGTCTTAAAGTACTTTATAACAGCTAATAACCCTGAGTTCCAAGCTATAGGTACTGAACTTAGTGATGACCGTTTAGCTAAAGTACATCAAGCTGTCTTAAAGCATATCATGTATATATCTGGTTTTAAAGGTGTATTTGGCAATGTGGTCAATGACGCACTTACTAAGTCAGTCGGCTTCCTGATGTGCTATATAGACCCAGACCTTGATAATGGTAATGGTGAAGTAGTCATTAAAAGCCTTAACCCATGGGATGTATATGTTGACCCCTCAACAGTTGACATTATGTATCGTGATGCAGAATACATATTAATACATAAAGTATTTACCAAGAATACCCTTGTCAACATGCTACCTCAGTTTAAGAGTAAAATACTAAATGCAAAACACGGCTCTATCTATTATAGCGATTACTCAGGCAAGGATTCTGACAATAGTAACTCAATACAGCCATGGGAAATATCAAATATAGTAGATAAAGAGGGTTCTACTGAAGAACGTATAGACTATTACGAGAAATACTTTAAAAAACGTGTACAGTACTGGACTATTACTTTACGTGAGCAGCTTGATGAAACTCAAATGGAACGTGTAAATAAGCAGATAGAAGCAGACCTTGCAGAATATCAGCAAGCCTTAGCCTCTGATGTTGAAGATAAGTCTATAGAAATAAATGATGCCCTTAAACGTGGTGATATATCAAAGGAACGTGCTCAGTTTGAGCTTAAAAAGCTACAAGAGCAAGCAGCTAAGGCAGTAGAGCAACGACGTAATGAGCTTGTTAATCAAGTAATTGCAGCAGTAAGTAAAACAGAAATACGTGTTGTAAGCGATGACGAATATAAAATACTAATCAAGAACAAAGACATCAAAGAACGTATAGTAAATGCAGTACAGTATTGGGAAACACGTATAGGAGTAATAGCTTCAGTAGGCGGAGATACATTCCTGTATGAAGCTACCTTGCCGATAAGTGAGTATCCTATAGTGCCTGTACCTTATACCCATACCGGTACTCCATATCCGATGTCAGCAGTACGTAAAGTCGTTGGTAAACAGCAGGAAGTAAATAAGACTCACCAGCTTATGGTATATAATGCAACATTAGGCTCGTCATTAAGATGGCTTCACGAAAAGGGAGCTATACCTAACGAGGATGAGTGGGACGCAACAGCTTCAATACCAGGTTCAAGGCTTGAATATAATAAAGGCTTTACTCCGCCAGTGCCAGTTCAGCCTATGCAGCTTAGTACTGCATTCTATGAAATAGCTACTAAAGGCGAACGTGATATAGAGGAAGGGCTTGGGGTATCTCCATTCAGTATGGGTACTGAAGTACCAGCTCATATACCATATCGTGGTATGCTGCAATGGGATGAAGCTTCAACACGTAGAATACGTGCTTGGGTAACTAATACATTAGAGCCAGCCCTTGAACACTTTGGCAAGGTAGTTACTCAGCTTGCCCAATACCACTACGACACAGAAAAAGTAATACGTCTTGTTGACCCAGATACAAACAACGTAGAAGAGTATAAGATAAACGTACCTGTTTATGACTCATTAGGCTCAGTAGTATCACGTTATAATGATTACCAGTCAACACGCTTTGATATTCGTATAGTATCAGGTTCTACCTTGCCGAGGAATAGACGTATGGAAGCTGCCGAAGTAATGGAATATTACAAGCTAGGTGCGGTTGACGATATAGCATTACTTACTACATCTACGATACCTGACAAGGAAGCTATTATAGCAAGGAAGTCTATGTATGCTCACCTTAAAGGTATTAATGACGCCCTTGAAAAACAGGTAAAAGAGATGGCCGGTACTATAGAAACCCTTAAACGACAGCTTGTACAAGCCGGCATTAAGGTTAAAGTTAAAGAAGTTGACGCTGAGCTTAGCAAGATAGTATCTGACCATAAGGCAGCCTTGAGAGCAGCCGAAGCTCGTTATCGTATGGAACTACGTGCTGCCGGAGCTGAAGCTAAACATAATGCTAAAAATAAGGAGGTAGAAGAAAAGGCTAAAAAGACAAGTAACAATAAATAAAATAGTTACTTGACATACAGTAATATATACATATATTGATTTTAGAATTTAACAATAGGAGGTAATTATGTCAGACTTTACAACGGATAAAGGTACAGCCCAAAAGGATGTATCTCCCGTAGCCACAGTTTCTGGTGATAATGACACCAAAAGTGTTACTACTATAACACCAGAACCTGTTGATGACAACAAAAGACAGGATAAGTACACAACAGAGGAACTGTTAAAGCTCTATTCCGAATCTTCTAAGGAAGGTAAAAGATTACATGCTTTAACTAAAGAGCAGGAAGCCCGAATAAAGGAACTAGAAGATACTGTTAATACTTTATCAACTAAGTATCAGGAAGTTGAACCTTGGGCAAAAGCTCTTGAAAATCCAGATTTTGTTAGGTACATCAGTAACTATGACCCCCAAAAGGGGAGTGCTGATACCACAACTAACAGTAACGATTACGGTTTAGGGGATAATTTCGAGGACTTTGAACCTCGTGATATGTTTAATCCCAACACTCCATCAGGAAAGTTCTTTGCAGATATTGTATCACAGCAGGTAAAAACAGTTCTTAACAAAGAATTGTCTGTGCGTGACCAACAGATGCAACAGAAAGAACTACAGGAAAAGGCTGCTATGGAAATAGAACGTCAAATTAATGACTTCATTAAGGACAACCCACATATTAACCGAGAAGAAGTAGAAGCTGCTTTAGAAGCTGCCAAAAGCAGACCTCTTACAGTAGCTGACATTTACTACACAATTAACAGGGATAAAATTAATGAAGATATAAGGCGTTCTACATTAGAGGAAATACAGAATAAACGTCAAAAGACTATTTCTACTCCTTATCCATTAGCAGTGAGTGCTTCAAGTGATGATGGCAGTGCAGATAAAGACCCCTCTGACCGTATGTATGACATACTCTCAAGGAATTTGAATGTACTCGGTATTGTACCTGAAGCTACGTAATCTAATACGATAGCCTCCTGTACAGTACTATATTAAGGAGGTTAATATGACTACACCTTACACTGCTTCTGATTTTAACGTAACTGATAACGATAGTACGTTAAACGTTGGCGACCTTCGGCGTGGTTACGCATTTACGTCATCTAAGCTTGCTACTCTCAATGTAGCACAGGATAGACTGTTCCATATTTTGGCTACTATGCGTAACGAGCCTACACCTGATTCTCAGTTTAAGATTACTGAGGAGCGCCCCTTTCACTGGCGTAGATATGGGTTTGTAACAGGATGGAAAACATGGAGTGGTTCAGGTAGCGTACCTGTAACAGGCTATACTGAAGACTCTTCTGATATATCTTCACTTGCACCGCAGACCCAGGGTTCTTACATGGCATTTAAAGTAGGAACTGACTATAAATCTGAAGGTAATGTAGGAAACGTATTTGGTCAGTCCAACAACGAAATTACTATAGGGGATAATGGAACTTGTCCTATCTTCTTTACTAAGAATCAGATAGTTAAAATCTGTACTTCAAGTGCAGTAACTGATAAACTCCCCGACGATTATTTCACAGCTAAAATACTTGATGTTCAGACATCTGGTAATTATGCCTATATAGGAGTCGAGGTAGTAAGACCACTTACCGCTGCTGCAAATAAGCACTTATGCTCCTTTGTTGCAGCCGATACCCCAATATCTGAGACTTATACTTACGCCCACGGTACTACTGTAGGCGATACAAAGAAAATATTGGACGGTATGAAGATTACTGTAGTGGGTAACGCATATGCCCCTGGAAGTGGTCTTCCTGATTACTACAATGACCAGCCTTTCAGTACTCGTTATGGCTATACTATGATTCTTAAGTGTGCTTACGGTATGGATAATACTGCTCGTGCAACAGAATACAAGATAGTTAAGAACGAGTTTGAGCGTAACTGGACTAGAACCCTTATGGCCTTTAAGTGGGATATAGCTCAGGAAATCTACTTCTCCTCATTATACAGAGAATCTGATGGTACACAGCATACACAGGGTATTGTGGACTGGGCAATTAACTATGGTAATGTATTCTCTATGGATTCTACCAAGTCTGAAGACGACTTCTTAGAGGACTTCTCTACACTTCTTGACCCAAGGTTTAATCCTATTAGTAATTACCTGTTTGTAGTACCTACTTACTGGTTTAACTTCTTCTTCAAGCTTGGCAGTGGCGGATACCATTATAATACTCTCATGCTTGGTAATGCTACAGATAACCGTGGTGCTCTCTATGGTATTAACTTCGCAGGTAAAGCAAGAATAGGTAATGCTCAGATATTCCAGTATTCAACATATCATGGTACTATTAACGTTATGGAAGACATCCATCTTAATGGTACTCCTATAAAGATGCTTGCTATTCCTATGAACAATATCAAGTATCGTCCTCTTAAGGGCAATGGAATTGACCGTGACGTTTACATTATAGAAGGAATACAGACCTTAGAGAAAACAGGTATTGATGCATTTGTAAACCATGGTATTGTCGAGTTTGGTATTGAAACCACACTGCCTGAAACTTGGGGAATTTGGTTATAACAATAAAGCCCTTTAAGGAGGTTAATTATGGGTAACGTTTATCTTGATGGAAAGAATGGGTTTGCCATAGATGAGGATAGGCTAGCTGCTTTTACAGTCTGCCCTATTGTCAGCGATGAGGTTGACCTTCATGTAGCTGCTACCACGACTTGTGTTGAAGTACCGCCTGGAAGTATAGTTACCAAGGTAGCAATATGGAATAACAGTGATACTGATGTGGGTGGTTCTGGTGATATTGATGTTGGAACTTCTGGTGACACAGACAAGTTTATTGATGGCTTATCTGAACTTGTAGCCGGCGATGTTTCAATATCTACAGTTGGAACGTATTTAGCTGATGGCGGTGCAGTTGTAATTAAAGTCAACGACACTAATGGTGCGGACGGTTCTACAGCTAAGCTATTAGTATGGTACACTACATTATAACGTATTGTAATGAATATGGCACGTATGGCATACAATATCTGTTGCATTATTGCAACTGGCGGAGGTGGACTCCATTGAACCCGTTTAAAACGGTAACCACATATAAATAAAAAGGTACTGTATGCCATACTGCTACTAACTTAATAGGCCAAGATATGAGTGTTAGTTTAGATACAAGAGTACAGCAGTTATCAGGTGATATAGTAGTAGACGAGGGAGTGCTACACCATTGGTATGAAGATGGTGGTATTGATATATTTAACCGTATAAAGATAATTAATCCTAACTTATTGCCTGAATTTAGTACTACTACCCGTGATATAACGGGCGCATTAGGTATAAGTATAGAACAGACAGGGTCAGAATATGGTTCACTAGGTATAGCTTATGTAGAACGTGACGGATACCCATGTACTGAGATACCACAGTATCTGGCTTCTAAAGCAGCAGACCCCAACTCTATATATTATGCTACTAAGAAACATCCCGTATATTATATTGCAAGAGGGTATATATATATACTTCCTACTCCAAGTACTGATGAAACTGGTCATGTGTATACATATGCATCACCTAGATATATGTCTATATCGTCTGAAGATGATTTAATGTACTTCCCCTCAAAGTACAATCATCTAGTAGTATTATATGCAGCTATGCAAAATGTACTTAGTAAAATAAGTAATATATCAATACCCCAGGATGTAGTTATACCTGCTGTTCCAGTGTTCGACGGTTTATCTTCAGTAAGCCAATCTCTGCCTACATTCGAGACAGTTGACCAATTAACACTGCCTACTGTACCTTCTATAGATGATATAGACTTTAGTAGTATTGACTATATACCTGTATTCGTACATCCTGTATCTATCTCATTACCTGACTTATCATTAGGTAGTGACCTTGACATAAGCTCGTTTACTCAGTCAACGTCAGCCCCTACACCACCTAGCATATCAATAGGTGACGGCAATGTTGCTACTTTTGGTACTCCCCCTACTTTTGTAGCTCCCACACTTACACTGGAAACTCTTAGTACCCCAGAAGGTATTACATTACCAGCAGTCCCTACTATGGGTGAATTTATATCAGTAACTGAATCATTGCCTGTTTGGGATACCGTAGATGCAATTACATTACCTACTCCGCCTACGGATGCTAATATAGATTTTTCGGATGTTGACTATATTCCTGTGTTTGTGTATCCAATATCAATATCTTTGCCTGAACTGGATTTAGGTAATGACCTTAATATAAGTTCATTTACTCAAACAATTACTCCGCCTACACCACCTGACATATCAATCAGTGATGGGTCTATCGCAACGTTTTCTACAGCTCCTACATATAGTGCTCCTAGTTTAACACTCTCAGATGCACCAACTACATCTGAGCTTGTTTTACCAGATGCCCCTACAATAGACTCCTACATTACTGTAAGTGAAACACTGCCTACATGGACTACAGTAAGTTCACCTTCTCTACCGACAGCTCCATCAGACACTAATATAGACTTCTCGTCAGTACTAAGTGCTCCTGCATTTAATCCGCCATCATTACTAGTTCTTCCGGCTGTGCCTGATATTGACGTAACATTGTCCAAGTCTTTATCTGATATACCTGCTATAAGTGATATTAGTTTACCTACATTGACTCTGCCTTCAGCACCTACTATACCGGACCTTACTATATCAGCTACTCCACCTACTGCTCCTTCAGCACCTTCATACCATTCTAACACGGTATCTATAGGTATTCCGCTGCCTACATACACACATACTAACCCATGGATTTCATTTACTACGATATTAAGTGATATATCTACATATATAGATACTGATGAGGACGTCGAGTTAGCATCAGCCAAATTGCAGCAAATGAAGCTTGATATAGATGCAATGCTTGCAGAGATTCAGGACGAGCTGAACTCCTTTAATAGCAATATAAGCAATTATAAGGCAGAACTCGAGAAACAGATAGCTGAATACAAGTATATACTTGATGTAGATAATAGTGAATATATAGCAGAACTTCAAAGATATAATGCTCAGATAAATGATTATGCAGCTCAAGTAAATACCGAGGTTGCAGAATATGTAAACACATATATCAATACTGACCTTAGAGTATGGGAAATACAGGTACAATCAGCTATAGCAGAATACCAAGCTAAATCCGGAGCTGAAATCCAGAAATACATAGCTTCTACTAAAGCAGGGGTATCTGAAGCTGAAGCCCTAGTATATAGCACAGAGCTTCAGAAGGTTTCCTTGGAGAACAATCTTAAGTTGCAAAAGTACTCTGAAGTGGTAGCCTCAAAGGTTAACGAATACAAGGTAGAACTAGATAAGGCAGTACAAGACTATACTGCTGACTTTAAGGTATGGGAAACCGAGATTACTAAAGCTATTAACACTTACCAAGCTGAAACTGGTTATGACCTTAATAAGTACGTAGCTGAAGTACAGGCAGTTCTTGGTGAACATACAGCTAATCTTAATAATGAAGCTCAGCAATTTAAGAGCAATCTTGACAAGTATATAGCTAACTTACAGTATGTAAATGCTACTAATGACAGAGTACTTAATAAATATATAGCAGATATTAACAAGTATAATGCAGAAGCAAGCGTTGCAATACAGGAATGGACATTAACTAATATACAAGATGCCCAAACTTACTGGTTGCATACACGTCAAACAGACATCAGCAAGTATCAGCTCGATATTCAAAATGCGCTAAACGAATTTAACAAGCTGAACACCGAGTATCAAGCAGATATACAGAAGAAGATAACTGAAGCTAGTAACTTACTAAGTAGTGACGCTGAAACCGCTAGAGCGGAACTCCAAAAGTACGCACATCAGCTGTCTCAGTATCAAATAGATGTGAATACTGAAGTACAGGAGTATTTGCAAAAAGAAGTTCAAGCAGCATTAACTATATGGATTGAAAAGCGTAAAGATTTATTAAGCGAATTTAAAATTAAATCCGATAACGTAATAAATAAATATAATAGTGAGCTTAATGAAGCAATAAGTAAATTCCAATCAGATATACAAATATGGGCTAAGCAAATAGATAAAGCTATAGAAAGCTATACCGGAGAAAAGTCAATAGCTATAAACCGTTATCAAGCTGAAGTACAGGCTATTATAGAAAATTACAATAGTGATATTAATAACTCTAATTCTAAATTTAATGCCGAACTTAATAAGTATATTGCTAATGTACAATATGTTAATAACTACAACAATCAAGTATTAAATACGTACATCAACGATATTAACCGGTATAATGCTGAGGTTAATGCTGTTCTACAGAAGTGGTCTTTAGAAAATATTCAGCTTGCACAAGCTAAATGGATTGCTACCAGGCAAACTGATATTAGTAAGTATCAGCTTGATATACAGAGTGCACTTAATAAGTTTAATGAAGCTAATACTGAATATCAGGCAGACATTCAAAAGAAAATACTTGAAGCTACTAACTCTTTAACTAGTGACATAGAGACTGTAAAGGCCGAGCTTAACAAGTATTCTGAGCAGTTAGCGCAATACCAGATAGACGTAAATACAGAAATTCAAGAATACTTACAGAAGGATGTACAAGCAGAACTTACAGAATGGGTAGAAAAACGTAGGAACTTACTTGAAGAGTTTAAGATTAAGTCAGATAATGTTATTAACAGATATAATAGTGAAGTAAATGAGGCAATAAACAAATACCAGTTAGACATTCAGATATGGTCAAAACAGATAGACCAGATATTAACTGAGTATAACTTAAAGACCGGCTTTGATGTAGAAGCTTATAAGTCAGAAGTACAGGCTCTAATAGGTAAATATACCGAAGATATTAATAATGCAGCAGCTACATTTAATGCTGGGCTTTCTAACTACCAAGCTGAAGTAGATAAGGTAAACTCAGAAAACAATGGTAAGTTAGCTGAATACAGTGCAGATATTCAATTATTCAACTCACAAGTAAATGCGGAAATCAGTAAAGCTCAAGTAAACTTACAGAAAGTAAGTATTGAGCAGAACAAATATGTGGAGTTATATAAGTCATTACGTACACAGTATGAACAAGGCTTCTTGCCATTCCAGATACGTAATGATAGAGGTTATCAGTCTATAAACCCAATAATATAATGAGGTTATCATGTCAGATGTAGTAAGATATAGTATAAGTGTTGAACCGAGAGAAGAGCTTACTAATGAAAATGGCGGTACTAAAGTAGTACTTGCTAGTGAAGTTAATAAGATACTTGGGGGTGATGGTAGCGCTATAGTAACTGATTATTCAGCTACCCCTACCTTGCAAGGATACAAAGACGGTTCAGTTATATACTTAGAATGTACTGACAATACCAGTGTACACTTAACTGCCGAAGCTACAGCGTCATTTGTATTTATTAAGAATACCGGTTATACTTATAGTTCAGCTACAGAGTTAGGCTCGCCTTCCTCTAATAGCGTTAAAGTCACAGTAGTGAATAGTGGTACTACATTACTAAGTATTCTTGACGCCGGTGAGTGTATAGTCCTAAAAGACGATAATGCCGGTATAGATGCTAGTAAGATATATGTACAAACAGTAACAAGCTCTGGTGGAGCAGTTACTGACGACCATCTTGCAGTAGAATATTTGGTAGTAGATTAAGAGGCAATAATGAGTAGTGGCGTAAGAGCTAAAATAGGCGTATATCCTGTAGAAATACTTGCTGACCATGATAGTAATACGCACGAAGTAATAGCTAGTGAAGTACTAAGTAAGTTATCTGGTGAGCTTGACGTACCTATATGCTACCCTTTTAGCGGTATGCAATATAAGCAAGGATACCAAGATGGTAACCCGTATTATGTTGAAGCTACTAGTACTTCATATACTTCGCCTTTGCTTGAAGACACTGCGTCATCAGTACTTATTATTAATACAGGTATGACATATAGTAGTAACTCTGAGCTAGGAGAACTTAATGATAATACCTTGTTAGAAGTCAGAATAGATAACGTGGTAATAGCAAGACTTGCTAAAGGCGAGCCTATACTGCTCAAAGACGCAAATGCTACAATAAACTGTAACAATATATCTCTAAGAACGGTAAAATCAGACGGGACTATAGATACGTCATTATCGTCGTTAGCAGTAGAGTTCTTAGCTACTCATGTATCTGATGGTATATATGGACTTGTTGAGACAATACTTCTTGAATTAGGAGCTTAAAAATTTAGAGGTTTAAGATATGGCAACATGGAATAAAGATAACGTAGTAATACCTGTAGTATCGACCTTACTACCTTCAGCAGTAAAGATAGTACGAGAGGACTTATCATATCCTGGGGATGCAGTATCTTGTACTCAGACTACTAAATCTGTTAGTAGGTGGATACCTAATAGTAACCTTGATACTGAATACGAGTATGTTGTATATGCTGACGATATTGAGATAGGACGTATTAGAGGCTCTGATGCTACCGAGATATTCCGCCATGATGTAGCTATATATGGCGACCTTACTGTATCAGGAACTATTAATGGTGACTCAGTAGGATTACCATATATAGGTTCGGCTACTTATACTGATTTACATGACTGGTGGAATACTACCCAGTCAGCCGGCAAGCTTACCGGTGGCACAATAACAGATAATGGAAATGGTTCTGCTACTGTTGCAGCCGGTAGTGGTATTATTAAAACCACTAATAATGATATTGGTGAAAGTAAATTCTTCAACTGGGCTGAAAACACGAATGTATCATTAACTGATAATTCAATTAATTATATTTATGTAGAGTACAATTCAGGCAACCCTCAAATTGCAGTAGCTACTTCAAATCCTACTGACAAGAACACAAACGTTCTACTTGGCATGGTCTATAGAGAAGGTACAGACTTACATATTACAACAGCAGGACAATACGTTGCTAATTATGCCAAGAACGATTTTTGGAAAGACATTGACGTCAACGGCAAATTGCAGTGGTCGTCTGGTATAAAACCCTCTGAGAGTGGAACACGTTACCTTGCTCTTACTGAAGGCAAGATTTATGCAGGCTTGACACCTGTTACTTTCAATGCGTTTAATAGTTCTGCCACGGCAATGACAGGATATTATTCTGATGGCGGAAGTGGTTGGACTTCAACATCTGTTAACCAGATTGACAACCAGTACTATGATGACGGTTCTGGGGCACTTGCCTCATTGACTAATAATAACTACACTTGTAGATACATATACATTGATAGCGATAATCATGTGTATATGGTTTATGGCACTTCTGAATACAACAAACTTGGTGATGCAATAGAGGAAGAGCCACCAGATAGTGTTCCTATCATGTTATCCTCAATTGGGATGTTAGTCTCTAAGGTTATCATCAAGCAAGGACAGACAAACTTTGAGCGGGTATATTCATACTTCGGTATAGACCGCCCTGCCGGTACAGTTATCAATCATGACGAGCTTGGCAATATACTCGGCTCTGGGGCTTATCATTTATCTGAGAGTGAGCATACCGAGCTGACAGAATGGATGGATGATGTTACTCTGTCAGACGGCGGGGAAGCTGACCTTAGCAATAATTATATTACCTCCCTCCAGAATACCACAGACGCCGGAGCTGGGATAGTAGGGAATTATTATAGCTTTGATGGGGTGGATGATTATGGAACAGTTTCTAACTGTGCAGATATAGCTGATGATGTTTCAAGAACAATAAGTTTTTGGTTTAAAGCTCCGAGTGGGCAATCAATTGAGAATCCAAGACTTTTTGAAAAGAAACAGGAATACTTTTGTTACACGTATGATTATGGCAATAGTTCAGACGTTACAGTATTTGGTATCTATGATGATAGCCCACATTCAATAGAGATAAGTAATTCGAGAATATTTACTAATAACTGGATAAAAATAGATTTTATTATTGACCGTGAAAATAATTATATGTATGTATATATTAATGGAGTTTTAGAAGGTAGCCTTGATATAAGTAGTATAAATGACATAGAAAGCAGTTATAATTTATTTATTGGTGCAAAAGAGGGGATTTCTTATTATATTAATGCTGAATATGCTAAATTCCAAATATTCAACACCGCCCTCACCGCAGACGAAGTAAAAGCTTTATACTCAGGTGCTTCTGTTCCGTTTAAACATCAAGGAGCGAGTCAGGCAGCCTTTACTTCTGGAACGCTTACAATCGGCTATGAATATATTATAGATACTTATGTTTCTGGAGATGACTTTACTAATGTTGGGGCTTCTTCAAATGCGAGCGGTGAGGTGTTTACTGCAACAGGCACAACACCGACTGATTGGAGTAATGGTAGTTCGCTGAGACATACCGGCTGTGTCCTCAACCTTAACAAATCCAAAACAACCGATACATGGTACGATGAAAGCAGTAACAACTTAGACGCTACCATGCACGGAGCTACCTTAGTAAGTAATAACAAGTATGGTTATTTTGAGAGAGGACTTATGACTGATGGAGATATAAAGCAGGAAGTTCATACCTCCAATGTAAGTAATCCTCCCACAGACGCAGAACTTGACGCTTTATTTACAAGTCCTTCAAGTAAAGGTGCAGGCTGGACAGCTTACGTGAAAGACTCAGATACTGACAGCATGTACCAAATTACCTCAGACGGTACTAACTGGCAGATAGTAGCTATGACACCCGCAGACGCTACTGCAAATAGCTCATCTACTGCAACATCTAATATAGCATTTACTGAAAATAACGAGTTCCCAGCTAACATGGTCTTAATACGTAATGAAGAGCTAAATAATACATTAAGTACATCAACAGGTACTCCTATTACTGTAAGCAGTATAGATACAGGAGCTAATACTATAACACTTAGTTGGTTACCCTATATACCAAGTATATGGAATCCTGGTTCTGGTCGTAAGTGGGCTTTAAAGAATGTAACACATTCAGGCAACGGTTTATTGATAGACAGTGGTACATATTCTACAAGGGTATTAAACTACACAACTGTTTGGGGAGATGATGCTAATTGGTCAGTAGGTGATAAGGTAGTACTATATAACCCTTATCGTTCTAATATAGAATTCTATGACGGCAATCCAGTATTCTTACAAGATTCTGGGGGTATTTATACGTTATATGCTAATCCTGGTGGTGGTTTCTATCATAGTGATGGCTCTTATATATTGTTAGTAAATGCATCTACCGCACATAGTGAGGGTACGGTAGGGGCGTATAAATCTGACGGTAGTAATTGGTTTTCGTGGTCTCAGATTAATGGCGGTGCTACAATATTTGATAAATCCGAAGTTGCTTCTGACTGGCGTGAGGATAAAATAGTTAATGCGAACGTGATAAAACTTCCAACAGAAGATAGATATATAGGTTATTTTTCAGGATATAGCAGCACTGATGCTAAATGGCGTATAAGCTATGTTAAGTTTGACGAAGACTTCTCATCCGGTAGCATGGAATATGCTGACAGTGAGATTATTGACAGCTCATCAAGTTCAAATGGTTTAGAGCTAGGCTCAGTAATCTATTATGGTGGTAAATGGCGTATGATATATGTTGACAGGGCTGATGGTACATTAACCAACTGGTCTATAAAAGAGGCATTCTCTGATACCCCTGAAGGTCCATTTACAGCTTCCGGTACTACTATAGTTTCGGGCGGTAGTACTAATGATGGTGTATTCTATTCGTCACATCCTGATGGTGCTTACTACTTTATATGGAAGGGTAGATTATATACGTGGATAGCCGGTACTGCTTCAGGCGCTTATTACACGTCTGGTACATCTGACAATAGAGTATTCGGCCTATGGTATTTTGATGAGCTAAGTGGGACTGATGCTTGGGTAGAAATTAAGTATAACCCAGTATTTATTAACCCAATGGAAGGGCAGTACTTCTGGCCTGGAGTAGACAATTGGATGGATGACCACTTTGGACGTAACATCTCAATGGCTCTTAATAATTATGATGGTAAGCTATATATATTCTTTAATGGGGGATACACAACAGACACATATCAAGGCGGTATAGCCACAATGGACTTACCGTCATTACTTGAACATTATTAATAAGGAGGACAGGAACATGAAAGATTTAACAAGCAAAGTAAAAAGGAGATTAGAATACTTGTCTAAACGTAAGGAAGAGATAGTACAGTCAGTACATAGTATGGAAGAGCAGATGGTACAGTTACGTACCGAATATCTTACTGTAGTAGCTTCTTTAGAAGAACTTAGTAAGCTTATAGAGAATAACGATAAGCCTAAAGAACCAAAGCCGGAATCAGAGGCTAATAACACGGAGAGTAAGTAATGTCTTATACTGTTGACAATATTATGGAGCGTGTAGGGAGTAATGAGCCTGGTAAGGTAATTGCATACATTAAGGATTACTTTACGCTCTTAGCTAAACGAGGTAAACTTGATAACAGAGTATATAAGCAAGACATCAAGGAAGATGTATTACGATACGTATTACCTTCTAACATGATACGTATTAATGGAGTATCTACCTTATATGTATCTGAATCATCAGAACTATTAACTAGTGAAGACCAGACTTTAGAGACTGGAACTAACTGGACTAATGACGACTTTGCATCATTCTCTGCTTCAGGCACACTTAATGTAACTGCCGACTCAGCTAACCAATCATGTTATCTTGATGATGACGGAATTACTGAAGGCTTACAGTACAACTTACGTTATGATGCTACTATAAGTTCCGGTACTTTCAGGCTTGTTACATATACTAATGGCTACACACTAGGAACATTTGAGTCTAATCTTAATAGTGTAATGACATTTACTGCACCAGAAAGTAGTAAGCTTAGGATAATCTGTGTATCTGATAGTGGCACTGCTGCATTTGATAACTTCAGCCTTAAGCAAGCTAACCTTGACAAGTATAAGGAGATAGGCTATCTTAAAGGCAGCATGCCAACTAATTACTTTGACGATGAGATAACATAATGGAGTACAATAATGTCAACTACATATGACCACTTATTTACATACGTTATAAAAGGTAAGTACTTATATCTTTATGAGATAGATGAATACAATAATTTTGTACCACCAACAGTAGATATTACTGACGGCTTGAAGATAGAATACTTATCTAACGAAGATGTATTTATTGATACTAACGGCAATCCAGTAAGCTCACCTGATGAAGATAGTATACTAAATATTAATGACGCATACATAGAATCCTTAGTAGAATACATTAAGTCTAAGCTTACTGACGACGTTAACTTAAAAGAGTATTATAAAAGAAATACTGAGACTGAGCTTGCTGAAGCTAATAGCGCTACTAAAGCTTCGCCTAAGCGAGTAATTTCAGTATATCCATATGCAATACGATAGGAGGTAATATGAAATTATGGAGTGTATACAGTACTACAACTGCTACAGTAGCTGCTGATAGTAATAAACGTCATGCAATACACACAGCTACATTTTTAAGTGATACAGCAGGTGATTGTACTATAGCTACTTCTTCCGCTACTTTATGGAAGGGAAAAGTTGAAGCTAATGTAACATTGCATGTAACATTTCCAGGCGGTACGTTACGCACACCTCCTGGTGAAAGCGTAACTGCTTTTTTGGGGGCTGGAACTACTAAATATATCACATTGACAGGAACTACATACAGTAGTATTGAAGGTACTGATTAAAATATGGAGGTAATCATGGCTTGGAAAGAGGCTGCTAACTTTATAGCTGCACCTGTTGTTGCTGCTGCACTTGGCGTTTATCACAAATATATTGTATCACCTACACAGAATAGAGTATATAGACTTATTGACGATATGGGTAGCCTCAAACAGGACATGATTGAGGTTAAAACAGATATTAAATGGATAGTCCGTGCAATGAAGAATAACGGCTATAAGGAGGAGCAAAAATGAAAGTAGTAGGCTCACGTAAACTTATTATGTGTGTATTAGGCCTCTCAGTATTCTTAATAATATCATTAAGTACTAAGAGGGTTAACTATTTATCATTAGGCAGTGGTATATTAATGGTTATTGGTCCTGCCGTGATAGCCAATTTTGGTGAATATTTATACTCATTAAGGAAGAAGCTATGAGCCGTATAATAACTATACTTATAATAGGTATCTTAATAGGATTTATACTTGCTGAGTATCTTATTAACCCAGAGCCTATAATAGCTAGTAAACCTGTTATAGTTAATAAGGTTATAGCACGTATAGATACTGTATATGTATATAAGGATAAACCTGCTATAGTAGCTTCAGCAGATACCATGCTAGGCCGTTGGGGCTTATTGCATGCTAAATATTACTTTCCTCCCAATAATTACTTCAACTTTAGGTTTGACCCTAACCCTAACGCATGTAAACTAAGGTGGTATCAAACAAGGACCTTCGGGTTTATAACAGGTGTAGCTACTACAGCTTTAATAATAGGACTTGCTAAACGATGATAACTGCCGTATATTATAATACCCCTTCTCTGTTCGCTCTCCTGTCTCCTCCAGCGTGCCGATTGGGCTTATCTCGGTCGGCACGCCCTTCCTCTATAGGAGGGTATCATGCCTAAACAGAGCAAAGTATATAAAGACTTCTATGGTGGCAGATGTACTGGTATCGAAAAAGCCAAACTCCCTGATAGCTGTTTAGCAGATATGTTTAATACAATGGTTAAATCTGATGGTACTATTGATGTAATGTATCAACTTAAAACACATAGTACATTTACTGACGATATATCATCATATAGTTCAGATGTAGATAACAATGGCGGTTTATATATATTTAACCATAATAGGAACATAATAGATGATAGGCTTACTATATCATCTATTTCAAGTAGTAGCGGTACTGTATATAATACGTCAACTGCACACGGACTTAGTGTTGGTGATATAGTATTCCATGCTGGGTTTACTGTAAATGCCCATAACGGCAAAAAGACTATAACTAGTGTGCCTTCGTCTACATCATATAAGACAGGTGATACCAATACAACTGCTGATAGCGGATATGCATACAAACTAAGTGGTTTAGACCCAGTAGATGGGGTTGACTTACTATTTGCGGATTCAAATAATAAAATACATCTTCTTGACATTGAGAATAATACCGTGCTTAAAGATTTTATTGATATAGGGTACTCTACTGCAACAGATACAGGAATAAGATATTATACTGCTAATAATACATTGTATGTTAGCAGTTTTAATGCACAATCTTCTATCAGTGGTGCTAAGTATAAACATACATATATACATAATACTATCTGTGGTGTTGATACACATGATGCTTGGTATTTAGTAAATGCTGCAACAATACAACCTGAGTATTCTGTTATAAGTTCATACCCATCATCGTTTTCTTACAGATACCACGACACAGTTGATACAGGAAGTAGTACTACTACTAAATTAGTATCCTCCGAATTAGAAGATTACGGTATTGGGAGTTCTCCTACTGAAACATATCATATATTTTATAAAGACTATGATGGATATGGTATTGTGAGTAACGACGGATTTGTCGATATTGTTTCCCAAGGTGCGTCACCTTACTCTATAACAACTAACACATTATCTATCAATTGGAACACAGTTAAGCAGTATCTAGTATTACCCCCTGCTGGAAAAGGTATAGGAGTAAACATATATAGTACTGGGGGCAGTGTTTATGACAAAGATGGTACGTGGGATATAGGTTACTACGAATTTGCAACTACATTTGTGTATGTTGATGGACACGAATCTTTACCGTGTAGAATACCGGGTGGTAACAAGATAGAGGTTACAGCATCTAATGATGTATTAGCCGTACTTATTACAGCATCATTACCTTATAGGGATGATATAGTTGGTAGTAGAGTATATTATAGGTCATTTAATACATCTGATGAGTGGAAACTATTTGTAGATATTGATTTTGCTAAAGGCTACAGACTTACAACTTATGACGAATTTTCAGGTGGTTGGCATAGTATCGGAACATCAGGTAGTGATGACTTCGCTGAATTACTTACAGATAGTATTTATGATACAGCAGATAGATTAATACCAGTATATGACCCCTCACCAGAAACATATCGTAGTATTAATGGCTACCTACAAGACGAAAATTCAATAGATATTTACTATAATACAGTTACTACAGGTGAAGGGCGTGCATGGTTTGGTGACGTTATAACAAAAGATGATAATGGCAATCTTGTAAGATATAATGACAGACTGATGTATAGTCCTGTAGGCAAATACTGTATAGCTCCATCATCGTATTACGTAGATATAGTACCATCTGATGGTAAGGCTATTACAGCAGTACAATACTATGAAGGCAAAATACTTGTATTTAAAGGGGTTAACATATATGTAATTGACGTATCTCAAGGTAACCCAGCTAACTGGTATATTGAACAACAATTTAACTGTGGTGGGGATAACTTAATAAAAGACAATAACATAGTAGTTACTGATGCCGGGGTTGTTTGGGCTTGTAATACTGGGTGCTTTATATACAGTAATGGGAACATATCTAACTTACTTTATAAGCGGTTTGGTACTGAGGGCGGAGGTAATATAACCGTAAATACACAGGCAGACTGGGAGACATATGTAGCTGCTCCCACATGTAGAGTAGGTTATGACCGTAATAGCAGACAAATTATTGTAGTAGGCTCATATCTTACTAGTACTTCTAATGGAGCTATTACATACGTTTACAATGTAGATACTGGTACATGGAGCAGGGGGGACACTACATATGCTAACCCAGATATTACAAGTACCGACAAGATTACTAACTTTGTTACTACAGAGAATAGCTTGCTTACTGTGTATAGCAACAATAATGCCTCAGATGGTATATACTTAAAAACATGGGAATATGACACTTTAAATAGGTACAGAGATACTTATGTATATACTAAGATGGATGACTTTGGATTTCCTGGTAGAATTAAGCACATATATGGTATAGCAGTTAAGTATAAGGCTGGTAACTGGACATTAGAAGGAGATGATATAACACACAGCTTACGCTATAGGACCATAGACAGCGATGGAAACCTCGGCTCTTGGCAAGTATTAGCATTTACATTACACAACACAAGTTCTTATCGATATGATATATATAAGTTTTCGGGTACTGATATATTGTCAGCTCAAGCACTACAAGTAGCAGTTAATGTTACTGCTAACCCTAATACTGCATATTACTATAGTATAGCCGAAATTAAGATTATATATAGGCCTATCCTTAAACGAGCGCCAACTGATTAGACATATAGGAGTTATAAATATGACACTATATTCAGACACAATGCATAATGCACAACAGTTGATGACTAAAAGGCTTAGACGTACGAAGCAAGATAATATTGTTATAAGTGATTCTCCTCCACATAACAAGGATTTAGGAGAGGGTGGAATGATATTAGCATTTGACAGCGGGGACTTATATATGTATATTAAGGTAAAGGGCGTGATATATAGGAGCAACGCCTTTATGAAAATAAAATAGGAGTAATACTATGGCTTCAGCATCAGCATATAACAAGTTAAGTACTGCTTACGCTAGTTACTCTAAACTACGTCGTGATACTAGTAAAGAGCTATCTACACGTATTGCAGACATAAAGCGTAAGATTAAAGAGGATGAGGAGAGATTTAAAGAGTTACAGTTAATGGCTGTAGCGGGGGTTGCTTTAGCTTCAGTAGCTTCAGCACGTGCTGAACGTAGTAAGGATTATGTTGCCGGACTTGAAAATATTGGTGCAGGCGACGAAGCTAAACTAAGTATATTAGATAAGCTCGGTATTACATCTGCTGTGCCTAAAAACAATACTATTATTAATGATATTAGACTTACTGGCGATATAGTACGTGAGGGTGCACCATCAAGTATGCGTATGGCTTCAATACAACCAGTATACAGTGTTAATACTGGATTAGTAAGGTCATACGGCCGAGCACTACGACAAAATAATCCACTATCATCTATACTCAGGGAACAAGTATTTAGAACAGCTAATCCATTAGACCAATATAAATAAGAGGATATAATAATGGGACTTAGTTTAAATTATACAGCCTCTACCGCAGTTACTGGTAACCCATATATAATAGGTGCTGCATTTGTAGCTGACATAGTTACATCTATATTAGGTGATAGGGCTAAAGCAAAGAGAGAACGTCAATTACAACAGTCCTATATGGATGCTTTCAAGTCTTTGTTTGGCGCTGAGAAACCATTAGAGGAAATGTATTCTGCACGTAAAGATATTATATCAAGTCAACGTACTAGCACTCTATCACAACTTGTAGAAAGTACAGGTTATAGTATGTATGATACGCTAAGCGCTATAAGTAACCGTTCTGGTGTTGGTGGCTTCGCTGATTCTGGTATTACAAGAGTAATGCGTGAAGATGCAGCAGAGCGTCTTGGTGCTGAATACATGTATAACAGAGGCAGCATGATAGACCGGTTTAATGAGCAGATTTTAAGTGCTTCACAGGAGTACCAGGATAGACTTAGTGAGTTAGCTGCACAGAGGGCAAAGCTACAAGCTCAATATGTAGCTGCTGGCGGAAACGCTGATGCCTTTGACAAAGAAATGGAGCGGTATAATTATGAACAAAGTACATTACATAATGCAACTAATATAAGTATAGATACATTGGATTATGGATTTAGCATCGATAACTACAAGTTTAGGATTATGTAACATATAAGGAGTATATTATGGCTTTAGGAGCAGCAGCACACGCAGCAGAAGTAATGCAAGCTATAGCTGAGATAGGCAAAATAAGTAATAGAGCTGCTGATATAAAAGATGAAAGAGCATTTCAGACAGCTCTCACGATATATACACAGCAAGCCGAATCTAAAAGGCGGGCATATGAAATGCAGCTTGCTAATGCCTTAAATGAGTATAACAGTATACAAGCTCAAAAGCGTGAAGCTTTAAAGTCTTTAAGCCGTATTGGCTTAATGGATAAGGCTAAAGGCTTACTTGAAACTACTACTACTGACTTTAATACTATACTCAATAATGAAGTAAATAAGCATGAGCTTAAGCTTGATACCCTAGCTGAGCAGGAATCATTTTATAAAGGTAAGATAGACGCAGTATCACAGCTTATAAGTAGTGAAGAAGCTAAACTTAATAAAGCTTTTAGTATATACAATAGGTATAGTAAAGGTACTACAAGTCCATTACTCGGTGAAGCTTTAAAGATTGCAGAAGCTGATAAGGACTTTAATATGAATGCCCAAGAGGCTGACGCTATACGTAAAATGCTTGAAGGTAGAGAATATTCAGAAGAGGCAATACAAGGTGTATTTGACAAGTTACCTGAATTACTGCAACAAGATAGAGCTACAAGTCTTGAAGAGCGTAAACTTGATATTTATAGTGCAGATGTGGCTTCAAAGACTAGGTCTAATGAGTTAGTTGCATTTGACAATATGCGTAAATTGGCTTATACCATGTTGGAGGCTAAGCTCCATACCATAGATGGCGAAGACCCAAAAGCTGTAGCTGGTGCATATAAAGAATGGTATGACTGGACCAATGAGCTATATAAGCAGTATGGCTATTCTGGTATTCCTAGCGGATTAATTAATATACCCCCTCCTGAAGAAGTAGCTAAGAAGCCTGGGCTTATTAAGCGTGTAGTTGAAACATTGTTTGATAAAGAACGTTTGTATGGTAACCTACCTGAGTACCCCAATCCGCTTGTAAGAAGTACTGCACCTAGTGCTGGCGGAGGTGGAGCTGGTTATACTAAACAGCCGAAAACTACTACTACTAAACGTAGCAAGCCTACATCTAATAAAAAGACTACTACTAAGAAAACTACTGCTAAAAAGACAGCTACACCAACTAAGGCTTCTGCACCTAGTAATACAGCTAACAGTATCAAGCAATTCTTAGCAGGAGCGGGAATCAGGTATTCAAGAAACAAGCATAGCAGAAATGAGTGGAATACATTTTAATGGCTTACAATGATAACATGATAAACCCTAATAAGTTATTAGACCATGCAGTAGCTGGTTATGATTACTATCATAGGCGATATGCTCCAGATAGGTCATTATTCACTGATGCATTTAACACTATTGCGTCAGGTGGTTTAGACTCAATTGAAATGGTAGCGAAAGCTTTAACAGCAGCAGGTATCCCAGCTGATGGTGTTGTAAGCTCTATACGTAAATACAAAGCATCAGTAAGCTGGGATGACCCTTCTAGAAAGTATTACGAAGATGGTGCAAGGCGCACTATAATGGATATATTAAGGTCAACAGCACAGAGTCTTGGTACTAGAAGCCTTGGTATAATAGCTGGTGGGGCTATTGGGTTAGCCACTGGCGGTCCGGCAGGTATGATAGCAGGCGCTGCTGTAGGAGCTACTATTACAGGTGGTCCTATCTATGGCTTATCTACTTATTACGACTTTATGGAAGACGCACGTAATCATGGTATTCCAGATAGTACAGTACGTAATGATGCTATTCTAGCTGCTGTAAGTGAAGGCGGGTTAGAAATGGCTTCAGACCTTATATTTGGTAGACTTATGGGCTTATTCGGCTCTGGTAAAGAAGCCACTAAATCGTTCATGAAATCACTTGCAGAAAAGACTACAGTAGGTCAATTTACTAAAAAGTTTATGGTATCATATCTTAAGACCGCTGCTGAAGAGATCCCTACCGAACTAGCCCAAGATTATTTTAGCTATCATATCAGGAAGAATGCAGGATTACCTGTACCTCCGGACCTTGAAGAATCATTAAAGAATACTGCAATAGTTACGGCCGGTACATCAGCATTGTTTGCTCTTGGTGGTCTTGGTGGTTCAGAACTTCGTAAACGATACTTAAAGGCTAAACTAGATGCAGCTACCTTGTTAACGGAAATACAAAGTAATAATCCTGACTTCGATATAAACGATATTAACAAGATAGAACTTACTGAAGAGCAAGTAAATAAGGCCAGAGAAATTAATGATACCATGATGCTCGGTTATGATGAGTATATGAAATACATGGAGGATATCGAGAAAGGAAGAAGAACCTTAGCTGATATGGTTGCTATAGCTAGTAGGTTTGGGCCTGTAATATTGTGGAATACAGATAAAACATTACGTAATCAAGAAGGAAGAGCAGTATTAGGCTCTGCATTTAAAGGGAGGGGGACTGTAGGAATACCGCACCCACTTATAATAGGGCATGAATTAGGACACCACCTCATATACCATAACTTTATTAACTATAAAGGATTAGGGATACCTAAAAGCGAAATAATAGCTATAAGTAAGTTACACAGACGTAATGTATATAAGGCTAAGTACCCAAACCTTAGCGATAAAGACCTTGATAAGGCTGTTGAAGAAGAAGCCTACAATGGCCAGAACGACTGGAAGTATGTAAAAGAGGGCTTAAGCGACTTTGTAGGATTGTATTTATATAACCCTGATATAGTACGCAAATTAGCGCCTAGGGCATCTAGCTTAATAGGGGAACAAATAGACAGGATAACAAGAGACCCACAAGATACAGCTGAGGTTACTGCTCTACTTACTGCCTATAGTTCATTACAACATAAAACATATAGTAAATTTATGCAAGCCGATAAGCAAGGTAAAATTACTACTGATAATATGGCTGTTCCTGATGTTGGCCCTGAAGCTTTAATGAATGACACAGCTACTGAGTTTGAAGATGTAATGAATATCTTAAAGAACGAGTACAATGTAGCTGACGACGCAACTGCTGGCTTTATGACTAACATAATATTAAGACGTGGCGGCTTACCAGAAGAACCTACTGCACGTAACAGATACATAGAACTGGTGAAGTGGTCAACAGATACAGCATTTAAGACTAAGGTCAAAGGTATAACTAATTTATTTAACCCATGGGTGTCAACACGTTACGGCTTTGCAGACCTTGAAGCTAAAACTGGTGTTGCAGGATTACATAAAACTGCTAA